TATTAAAACCGAGTTAAAAACTTTAAACGTAACCGCCGAGCTGAACAAGCAAAACATAAGTTTAAATAAGGCGGACATTATCATCATAAATATGAAACTGGATAAACTTTTAAATAAAGAATAATTTAAATAAAATGAAAAACCTTTTTGTAATATTAATTGGATTGCTTTTTTTTAGCAGCTGTGCTCTTTTTAAAAATAAAGAAAAGACCATTGATAATACTGTAACGGAAATTAAGGAGGAAAAAACAGTTGAAGAGTCTGAAATAGACACATCAACTTTTAAAACTTATAGCAAGATTACTTACGGAGGTGTAAGCAATCCGTTTATAACATCTGAAGGAATAAAATTTACTGAGAAACTCAATAGTTTAACCGTATTAAATTTAAACTCCAAGGAACTAGAAAGTACTGTTAAAGATCTAAAAGCAGATTTTAGAGATATGGTTGATGCAGCATCAAAAGGCAAACTGCCAACTATTGAGGAAAAATGGACAGATGAGAAAACAGGGAAATCATCTGCTAAAAAAACAGCAGAACAAAAACAAGAAAATAAAGAGCAAAAGAGAAAGGAAATTGTAACCGATGGAATTATGCAAAGTATTCCCTGGTACGTTTGGTTGGGTGGCTTAATCATCTTAATTTTTATAATACTTGTTAAAAAAACCATCTGATGAAAAAAGTAAGCGGAACCTTTCAGCGATTAGGAAATTTAACCGATTATGAAGTTAGCATTGCCGAAAATTGGGAAGAATTAAATCCGCAACAATACGCCTCTGTACTTCAAATTCTCACCTACGCCAAAGCAGATAAAGACACTGTATTTGTTTCCCTTATTTCATTATTGTTTGAGCAAAAGAACTTTCATATTCTTACCTATTTTGATGATGAGCAGCTTTATGCATTGATGCCATTAATTGATTTTATATTAAACACCAGACCACCGGTGATTAATAAATTTCCGAAACTTAAAATCAATAAAAAAGAATGTATTGCCCCAAATGATGATTTAAGTAATATTTGTTTTGGCGAATGGTGTTTTGCTTATCAGTTTTACCAATTGTATTACGAGTTTAAGGATGATAAATACTTAAACATGCTCATCGCTACGCTGTATCGGGTTGCTGATCCTAAACAAAATGAAAATAATTTGAATTACACGGGAGATTTGAGATACATTTTCAATGAAAACTTACTTTATAAACACGCCTTTGACGTTGCTTCAATTCCATCACCCTATAAAACTGCTGTAATAACCTGGTTTTCATCTGCATTACTTTCTGTAATGGATGCCAGGCAACGCGTTTTTCCTAAAGCAATTAAAACCCCCGAAGAAGCTGAAACTGCTCCAGAGAAAGAAACAGAAGAAACAAAAGGAAATATTACCGACTGGATGACTGTTTTTAGAGAATTACTAGGTCCAAAGTGGGGAACTACAGAGCAATTAAAATATACCAATGCTATGTTTGTGCTTGATGGTTTAGAAGAGCAACACATCGCTTTTGAAGAAGCAAAAGCTAATAGTAGAGTTTAAAATCTACTGTCGTTTATTGGCATTTTTGATTCTTCGATATTCGGACAATGGATATCGAAGAATTTGTAAATCGGTTTGAATTTTACGCTCAGCAAAATAAAAACCTACGCCATATTCCTAATGATGAAAGAAATACTGCTTTCCTGAATTTTGATTTTGAGGATATTCATGCAGCTCTTAAAAATGGTTTAAAATTTCCATGCCTTTTTTTACAAACCCCTTCATTTTCTAAAGCTGGTGAAAGCGATAGTAAATACGAAGAGGTGGAAAGTGCATTTATGGTTTTAATGCCAAAAGACAATTTATCTAAAGCGGTAATTACACACCAATGCAAAACCATTGCCGACCAAATTTATAACCGCATTAACACTGATGCCCCTACCCTTTTTGGAAGCCAGATCACTAAAACAGATGAAGGGATTATAGGACCGTTAACTGATGGCTTATTTGGATGGGTTGTTACTTTTAATTTAGACCAAGGCTATGATGCCGAAGTTAAAGCAACAGACTGGGAGGACTTGAGCTAATGGCAATAACCACTATCCTCATCCCAGCAACCATCAATTTCTCTAAAAATTTTATTCCGGTAAAATTTCAGAGTGATAGTTATTTAGATGGCTTAGGTTTTGAAAAAGAAAACTACCGCATTTATGTAGAGCTTTGGGTGCAGAATGCTGCCAACACTACCTTTGAATTAATTAATACACAAAACCTTCCTTTAATTTTTGCATCTGCAGGGCAAGCCCAAACAGATTTAAAAGATACGCTACATGCAATTTTAGAAGATGCCGGGCCTGATTATATGGACGTTGCCGATACCTCCTTTTTATCCGTAAAAAAATCAGTAAGGAAATTTTATTTAAAATACGCCGAGAGTGTTGATGGTGTAGTTGCCGCTTTAACTCAAACCGTAGATTTTACAGTTGCTTATGGCGGGTTAAGCTATCAAAGCTCTTTTTCCTCTAATTTATTATTGGCCATTCAGCCTGATGCTGGCGATGCTACAAAAGACAGATTTTTGCGCCAGGGTAATGGCACACAATTTACCCGCACCAATCAGCCTCAATTTTTATACTTTTTAAATACCAGGGCCACAGCAAATGCAAGCTTAAAAGCTAAGTTTTATTTTACCGATAACAGCACTCCGCTAATATTAACTCCATGCTCCGGCAGCTTAACCGCTTTAAGCAAATTTGCGTTTAATGTAAAGTTTGATCAGATCATCACAAGCGTACAGCTTGCCGGTAAAACCTGCCAAAAGTATGAGGTATGGTTAGAAAATACTGCAGCTGCTAAAATATCAGAAACCCGCACTTTCTTTTTAGATTACCAATTAAAAGAATATGTAAGGTACTTTACTTATTGGAACAGCTGGGGAGCGGTGAATACTTTGCTGACTTATGGCAAGGCGAGTTCCAAAATTGAAATCATACAATCAGAAGCGCAACGGATTAGGAAAGCCGGTGATGACATAAAGAAAGGCGACAGGCTAAATTTTGATATTTCTTTAAATAATGATTTTAGTTGTGCCACAGGTTTTGTTAGCCGTAGGGAAATAGCTTTTAACAGAGATTTCTACCTCTCTCCTTTTAAGTTTAGATACACCGGTGGCAAGTTGTTGCCAATTTCCGTAACCTCAAAGAATATTGCTGAGGTTAATGATGGTAACGGCCTATACGCCCAAAATTTTGATTATAAATATTTATTTGATGATGACTGCTACACCGAGGGCGATTTGGAAGATGGTGTTGGTATCGACGGTTTTTTTTTTAATCTAAATCCCGCCAATCCAACACAAGGTTTTTCTGAAACAGATCCAACGGTACCGGGTTGGGTGAAAAGCATTTCTTTAGCAGATATTGCCAACTGGAATGCTGGCACTGGTGCCGGCGGTACAGCTAATTGGGGCCAAATATCTGGTGCGATAATAAATCAAACTGATTTAATAAATTATTTAAACGGCAATTTTTATTCTAAATCAGAAATCAATAATTATTTTGGAGGTGTCACATCAATAACCGGTTATAATAAAACTAATTGGGATAATGCCTTTGGATGGGGAAATCATGCAGGCATCTATAAAGCCATTAGCTACACTCCATCAAATGCTGAGGTAATTTCTGCTTTGGGCTTTACACCCATTTCAGGCATAAATAACGGAATGGTAATTTCCGCTTTGGGTTATACTCCTTATAATGCAAGCAATCCTTCACAATATATTAATGCATCGTCTGACGCTTTTATTAAAAACCAAAACACTTTCCAAAGCGGAGCTGTGCTACATGTTAAAGGAGGTAATTTTGCAGAATATTTAACCATTCCTACCGTACTAAGTAATGATCCTGGCACCAACAACAAACCGCAACTTTATTATGATGCCGCTGGTTTAGGTGGTTCAGCAATTCCGGCTATTTTTAACTTAGGAAATTTAGCAAATGTTAACGTTACAGGGGTTGCGGATGATTACGTCATGTACTATCATGCCCTTTCAAACACCTATAAATTTAAAGCCGCTACTTTTGGCGGAACGCCTGTTGATGCTTACACTAAATCGGAAACAAACAACCATTTTGCTGGTTTAGTTGCGATTACTGGTTATAATAAAGCGAATTGGGATAATGCTTTTTCGTATGGAAATCATGCGGGATTGTATTCGCTATTAGCTCACACTCACACTTATGCAAGCCTAACAAGCAAACCAACAACTATTGCAGGTTATGGAATTACTGATTTTAACTCTTTAGGTGATGCAAGGTTTCAGCCTTTAGAAAATCAAAGGTTGAGCGTTGGAAATAATGTCAGTTTTGGAACAGGAGTTTTTGGTGGGGCTTTAACAGGGAACACTTTAGACATAATAACAGGAATAGCTACTTTTAATAATATACAAATTGATGGTGGCGGCAATCGAGGAATAAAAATATGGGACGGTGTTTCTGCGTATATTACAAGACTTTCTTTTGCGCCAACAGGAGCAGCAACTTTTGGAGTTACAGTTACAGCCCCAACATTTGTTGGAGCCTTAAATGGTAATGCAAATAGTGCAACTAATTCTACACAATGGAATGGGTTAAATTACTCCGGTTCTGCATTAGCTGGTTCTGTTGGGTTTACAATGGTATATGATGGAGTTAATAATAGACAAGGTGTTGCCTCGTCTTCTCAAATGCAATCATTCTTAGGTTTAGGTTCAGCTGCTTATCAATCAGACAATAGATATTTTAAATACTTAGGAAATATTGCATCTAATTCTAATGCTAATTCATTCACTACTGACGGGGTTGTTCTTAACACAACAGGAAATGGAACTGGAAATAGTAATTACCCTGATACTTATGGAATTTTAACGCAAGTTGGTTCTGAAAGCGGTTATAGTTACGCTCAAAATCATTATACAAATAATGGAACTTTCAAAACAAGAGTTTTTTGGGGGAATGTATGGTCTGCTTGGAGAGAAGTCCAATTTAAAGACGAATTAGGTTCAGCAGCTTACTTGAATGCTTCACAAGGTGCATTAGCTAATTCTATTGCGCAACGTGACTCAAGTGGTTATATAAACGGCACTTATATTAATATGTCAGATGGTTTAATTGGAGCAGGACAAGTAACTGGTATTATAGCAAAAGCAAGTGACAACTATTATAGAACTTCTGATGCTGGAGGTGTAAGAACATTCTTAGGTTTAGGAACAGCAGCTTATCAGTCAGACGCTAAATACTTTCAATACGCTACTTTTACAGCGGATGCAAATACATTAGCAGGAAATAGAAGTGCTTTTACTTATCAAATTAACGCTCCATATAACGGTCCGATAGCTCACTTTGAGGCTAGTGGTTATGGCTTACAATTAAATGCTACATATAACGCTTCTATTGGAGCATTAGCATTTAGAGCTAGAAATGGAGATAGTGGAACTTGGAATCCTTGGAAAAGAGTAATTACTACTGACGATTTATCACAGGGAGCAACTGGAAACACAATAGCTCAAAGAACAGTTGATGGAGATATATCTTCTCGCTACTCATTTAGTTCTTATGTAAATACAACTGATAATGTTGAAACAGGTGGATTAACTTATTTGATTGGCAAGTTTGGAGATAATTATCACCGTTCAGCTACGGCAAATAAGGTACAAGCGTTTTTAGGAATGCCAAGCGGCGGAGATACTTTGCAAAGTGTTATTAGTAGAGGAAATTCAACAAGCACAACAATATACTCGTCAACAACAGAAGCTTTAAGAATAAATGCAGATGCAGCTTACATAAGTGGTTATAATACTGCTGGAACTGTTAGAAATGGTTATTTACAATTTGTTGCAGATGGAACTAATTTACAAGCGCAGGGTAATGAATTATTAAAATTAAACCCTAGCGGTGGAAATGTACAAATTGGTTATATAGCTAATCAAGGCTACAAACTATCCGTTAATGGAACAGGTTATTTTGCTGGAAATTTAACAGCAAGAGATATTAGAGCAAACAGAGGTGACGGAACAGGGGTTATTTATTTTGGAGCATCGGACATTAAATATCTTTATTACGATGGTTCAAGTTATTATCTAAACGCCGCCGGTTTAGTTGTCGGTGGAACAGTTACAGCAAGTGGTGTTTTAATATTAAACGCAGCTAATTCAGGTCACTCATATCATCAATTAAATAGGGTAAGTCCTAATGAGAATATGTTTGTTTGGAATGATTCTGGAATAGCTAAATGGTATTTAGGGCAAAGAGTAATCAACGGAGGCACAGGATTTCAATTATACAACGCTACGCAAGGAACAAATCACGTTAATTTTTATGCAAGCGGAAATACGGCTTTTGGGTATGCTGATAGTGCTGATAATGGACACAAACTTTCAGTAAACGGAACTGGATATTTTAGCAACTACATACAAACTCCGAGATTAGTAAACACTGTATCAGTTGATACAGATAATACTTTTGGAATGTACTTTAACAGTAGTCAAACAGCTGATTATGCTATTTATAGAGAAGCAGGTGCTTGGACACACCCTTATCCTGATTTAAGAATAGCTTTTCACACAGGAATAAAGTTAGGTGCCTATTTTGGTTATGGTGGAACAAGGTTTTATAATAACTCGGATATGGCTACTCAAATTTTTAGTGTTGGTGATAGCGATAACCACGTAAGAGTATTTAATGACTTATATGTAAGCGGAGCAATAACCGCCCCAACAATTAGAGCAACATCATCTTTACAAATTCCAGTAAAACCGGGCGGCGTTGCTAATGGTCAAACCGTTGAACTTTATTATCAACCATAATGGGAGCGCCTGCAACTGCATATCTAAACAATGGTGCTGCATCATTACCAATTCATAACGTTGGAGTGGTGAAACATGATGCTTTATTAGCTTTAAAGCTTGCAGCATACGGAGTAAACATCAAAACGTTATTCTACTTAGATGGACTTTTAGTTGTTAAAGACGGAGCAAATGAAGGCTTTGCAGGTTGTGCATCCCCTTTTTCATATAATATTAATCATCATAATACCTCACGTTGGAGTAAGCACAGAATTAATGCTTCAGGCGAAAAAGTTGTTTTTAACGATGGAGGATTAAACACAATGGGCGACACTTCAAATGTTAGCGTTGTATTCCCTCCAAATGATGAATTTAACGCCACATTAACAGCCAATTTTCTTTCTGCTTTTTATGATGCCTCAACAACTCATGGATATGCGGTTAGACACAGTAGATATGACAGTTTAGGAGCTTTAGTTGATACAAATGATAATCATGTTAATTCCGGCAGTTTGGCGGCTGGTGCATCGGCTAATCTTAGCGTTCCGCTTTCATTTGGTTCACTTGCGTGGGCAACTGAAATTCATATTTACAGAAGCTTTATTACGAATCCTGAAGGAACGTATTATTCACCACAACAAATTCAAGTAACTAGGCAATTAGTAAACGCACAATTAAATCAGAATGCCTCCGGTATTTATGCCACAAGTGATAGACCGTTATTGGCAAGTTATATTTATCAATTTGATTATTACGATGATTTTGATCTTGCTTCGGGAAGTTCAACTATTCCAGCAGGGGGAATGCAAGGATCATATTTCCAGCCAATATTTTTAAATACAGGTTATGGACCTTCACCAATAAACATTTTAAATCATGAAGTATTTGCTGCTAATAATGGAAACCCGCATATTTTTTAACTAATAAATATAAATAAATAACAATGGAAAATTTTAAAGTTGCGCTTTCAGTACAAGGAACTGAAGCGGTGGTTCAAGCCCACTCAATTAACATCAACTTTCAACCTACAATGAATGGCGATGCTTTATCTGAAGGTAATTTAAGCATTACCGGAAAGCAAACCCTTTCTATTGTTGGTGGTCAAAAGGTTGATGTACCATTAAATCAAATTGATGTTCGTTTAGCTGAATTGGAAGCTTTACTTCCAACAATGCCAATAAGAACAAATGAAGAAAAAGCTATTAAAGCTAAAACACAAGCAAAATTTGACATTTGGAAAGTTTGCTTGGTAAATGTTCAAAATGCTTTTGCCCTTGCAATAGTTGCTAATTACGAAATTGAAAATGTAAGGGAGGCGGTATAATGACTAGGAAAACAATAAAGCCATATCTAAAAAAAGAGGAACCTAAAATTGGTTTAGGTGTTTCTTTACAATTAGGCAATGCCCTGGGTATATTTAAAGTGCCAACCTATGCAGATGTGCAACGTATCGAGGCATTGCTAAAAAAATTAGAAGTAAACCAACAAATATTACAAGCGGCGCAAACTGAGTTTTATAAAAATAACAACTTAGATAAATTAGAGGTAGTAGATAACTCGCACCCTTTGTTTTATGATTTTCAGGACGCTATTACAAATACCGTTACTTCTTTAGAAAAAAATGACGTTGCTATTTTTACCTTAAAACAATTTAATGCCAGCGTTGATGGCTCGGCTATAAGTTTTGGCGAACGCAGATTTTTACAATTTTGGTTGGTAAAGGATAATTAGAAAATGTTAGAAATCATTAACTCTAAAGGCTTGGTTATGGATTTTGCTTATGGCAATATCCCTGTTGAGAAAAATAATGCGCTGTTTAATCCGTCAGGGCAGTTACTGATGGATGTTAGCTACAGCGGCAGTGCACCTTTTACGCCTGGCAATAAATTGTTTTTTCAGTTTGGCCATTTGGTAAGTGCCAGCAACCAGGCTTATGAGTTAGAGGTGAAATTATTGGTTAATAACAATTTCTTTTTTGCAGGAACACTCTCCTATCGGGTTTTAAAAAACAACTTTTCTTTTACACTAAAGCAAAATTTTGCATCGGTAGCCAATAAAGCCGCCATTACTGATGTGGTTGATATCCGCATTAATGATGCTTTATTAAACACGCTTTCGACCTCAGCATTTGAGGCGTACATGAAAGATACTTGTGTAAACCCCGATGATTACCCTGTGGCCTATTTTCCGGTGTACAATCCCCTGGCCAACCGCGAGAGTAAAGGGTATGATTATGTTAATTTTTGGAGCGTAAATAGTCAGAAGTTTTTTGCGCAAAACCCAGCAGCGTTTCCATCATCCAGAATTAATTATGTTATAGGCTTTTACTATCGCCTAAACTATATTATAGAAAAGATTATTAAATATTTAGGCTTTAAAGCCGAGGGAAGCATTTTTACAGATCCAAAATTTAAGAAAAAATACATTTTTATAAATCATCCCAACACGGGTAATGTAGGCAGCAATAAAGACAGGGTTAATTCTTTATTTTACATGGTTAGGGATGAAAAGGTGGGCGAGTTTTTAAAGAAAATCAGAGACAGGTACCACCTATCGTTTTCATTTAATTACGAAACTAAAATCGCTAAAATAGACACTTTTAAATTTCTGCTTAAGCAATCAAAGGTTTTTGATATCAGCGAATTTGTGGAGGAGATTAGCGAAATTGAAATTGTAAACAACAAGGGTTACAACGTTAATTTAAAACCCGATGCCGATGATGCGTTTTTTAGTGTTGAAACCGATGCGGACAATACACAATCACTACCTACCAATTATTTAAAGGTTGCCGAGGCTGATCAGAATTTAGAGTTAAATATCTCCACATTAAAACCTCATGTAGTTGGGCTTTCTAAATCGGTAAAGTTTAAAAAAGAAGTTTATCACGATTTTACAGGCAATGATTTTAAGCTGGAAACCATTACCAGAGTGGTAAATTTTAACGGCATGGTAAACATAGGCGGTACAGATGTATGGCCCGAGAGCGAACCTGATGAGTTAGGGCCCGATGATTTGTTGTATTATACTTGGTCAACTCAGGCAAAAAGATTAAGAGTTGTTGCCACGCTACCTTCTTATTTATTGAGCCAGATTACAGAAAATGACAGGGTGGCTTTTATCTCTAAAGAGGGCGAATACGGCACTTATTTAATAGAAAAAAACGCCTTTGATTTAAACAATAACGCAAGCCGCATTAAATGCGAATTTTCGGTAATTGCCAATGATAGAGTAAACAGAAAGGCAAGTATTGAAGTGCCAACCGTAACAGCCGGCTTTTTTCTAACCTATTTGCTTTGCCAGTTTAACCAGGCTTTATTCAATAAAATTGATATTCAGGTTTATGCAATTTTAGATGGCATTTACACTAAAATATATGAACATAGTTTTACCAGAAGTTGTGACAGCTTTGGTACTTTGGGCGAAAGAGCCAGTGTAAATTTACCTAGTGATAGACCGGTGAGACAAACTTATGAGCTAAGGATTTTAACAGGGCAGCCCCGCTATTATGAGCAAAACGGCAATAAAACAAATTTTACGTTTAATGGAACTTACAGCTTCGCCCCACTTAATGGCGTTTTCTACTTAGGATTTCAAATTGTGTTTTAGTTTTTTGGGATAAAAGAACAAGGATTAAGGATGATTTGCTAAGTCTTTATTCCTTGCTCCTTACTCCTTCATCTCTTAACAGCTCCTTTCTCCTTACAAAACCTTTTGTCGTTTACCAATGATTAGCCTACAGCGATATTCGTAATAGAATCATCGCTTTTTTTATGGCTAGAGTAGATATTTATAACCGAGAAGTAAGTAATTGGGCTAGAGACACCAGGCTAAAGCTTAAAAAGGAATTTATACAACTTACAGCTGTTTACAGCGGTCAAGGTAAAGAAGGTGTAAATGTAAAAACTGCTAAGTATGCTGGCGAAGCTTCTAAAATATCATTTGCTTTCCCTTATTATTTAGTGTTTGTACATAAAGGCGCTGGGCGTGGTTACGGTGGATCCATCAGTAAGCAATTTACTAACTCTTCAGGAGGTAAAAGCAAAACAAGCGCTACAAGTTCAGGCAAAATGGGCACCGGTAAAAGGGTGGCTAAACCCTGGTTTAATCCTATAGTTGAAAACCAATTCCCCGACCTGGCAAACATCATTGTAGACTACCACGGCGATAAAGTTATTGCTCGTATTCAAAAAATTCTAATCCGTTAATTTCATGGCAACTGGTACAGTACCTAAATCCGTTAAGGCAACCCTCTATATTGATGGCAAGCCTGCGGAATCTTCCTTAAAAAACGTTGAGCAAGTAAGCCGCTCACTTTCTAAAGAGCTAAAAAGCCTCGAAATAGGTACTGATGCTTGGAATAGAAAAATGAAAGAAGTGCAGGCTAATAAAAAGTACCTGCAAGATATTCAGAATGAAATAAAAGGAGTTGGCGGTGCATTTGGATGGTTAAAAACAGAAGTCGGCAAGTTTGGCGCTTTAGCAGCTGGCTATTTAGGACTACAATTTATAACCAGCCAATTCACTAACATCATTATGAGCAATGCAAAGCTATCTGATAGCCTTGCAGATTTGCGTAGAGTTGCTGGCCTTACGGAGCAAGAGGTGATGAAGCTAAACAAAAGCTTTAAAACTATTGATACCAGAACAAGCCTTTCCGGTTTAAGGGATATTGCTATTGTTGCTGGTAAACTTGGTGTGGCCAAAAATGAGATTTTAGGTTTTACACAAGCTACAGATAAACTGGTAGTTTCTTTAGGAGATGAATTAGGTAATGCCGACCAAATAACCACTCAATTAGGTAAAATATTAAATGTTTTTGATGGCGAAGTTAACGGCGAAAACATATCCAAACTTGGTAACGCTTTTATAAAGTTAGCCAATGATGGTGTGGCTACCGGTGCATTTATGGCCGACTTTACTCAACGGGTTTCCTCTCTTACAAAAACTGCAGGATTTAGCCTGGGCGCTGTTGTTGGATTAGGTGCCGGATTGGAAGAATTAGGACAAAGAAGTGAAAGCTCATCAACTGCGATACAAAAAGTGTTATCAGATATTGCTGTAAATCTGCCAGCTGCTGCAAAGGTTGCAGGCATGGGATTCAAAGAATTTAAGCAAATATTTGATAATAGTCCTGATGAAGCATTGATCAGGTACTCGCAAGGTTTGGTTGCAAACAAAAATGCTTTTTCTGAAGTAGCCAAAGCTTTTAAAGATGCCGGAGAAGAAGGGCAAAGAGTAATTACAACCATTGCAACAATAGGTACCAATGCCGATTTTATGAGAGGCAAAATTGAAGCTGGTAAAGATGCAATACAAGAAACTGCCGAAATTAATGCGGCTTTTGCCTTAAAAAATGAAACCCTTGGAGGTACGCTAGACAGGTTGAGTAAAGCATTTAACCGCTTAACAACCAATGTAACCTTAGTAAACTTATTTACCAGCTTAGTAAAAGGTAGTTTATCATTTATTGAAGGCGTTGAGAAAAGCATGGCTGCAATAAAATCAATTGCCAAAGTTTTGGTGATTGCAGTTATTGCCTGGGGGGCTTATAACCTTGCCACATTTTTAGCTACAACACAGAAAAAGGCTTGGATTAGTAGTTTAATATCAGCAGCCGTATTAGAAAACTTACAAATTGCCAGAACTACTGCAATGGGCTTGATAACCGCTGTTTTTACTGGAAACTTATCTAAAGCAAGGCAAGAATTAAAACTATTAATGGTATTAATGAATGCAAACCCCTGGGGAATTGCATTAGCGGCAATTACTGCATTAGCAGCCGCATTTTACTTATATGGTAGCAGTGTAACAGATGCCCAAAGACAATTAAAAGACTTAGAGGCTATTGAAGCCGAAGCTTTAAAAAATACGGTAGAACAAAAGGATAGAATTAAAGCAATTACGGATGCATTAGCAAATCAAAACTTAGAAACAGCAGAGAAGAAAAAACTGTTAGAGCAGTTGAGGGAGCTTACTGGAGACTATTTAAAAGGTTTAAGTGATGAAGAAATTTTAACCAATAAAGGATCTGCAGCGATTGCCGCCTATATTAAAAATTTGGATGCAAAATTAATGGCCGAAGCTGCCTATAACTTAAAAAAGAAATTGCTTCAAGAAAACATTGATCTACAAAATGGAGGTGATGTTGAAGTTGGTTACGGTGAAATAATTGGCGGCTATTTATCCGGAGGTTCTTACAATACCATTAAGGGCGAGAAGAGAAAAGAATTAGTTGATCAAAATAATGCAAGGTTAAAATCTATAACCGCTACACAAGGCAATGGTATTAATAAGTTTTTAACCGGTGGTTTTGATGTGCCTAATACAAATCCAGAATTGTTAGGTGGTGGAGGATCTAGTGGATCCAGTGCGTCAAAAAAAGAAATTGACGAGGCTAAGAAAAAAAGGGATAAGATAAAAGCAGACCAAGAAAAGCTTAAAGATGAATTACTAAAAATAAACCAGGACATTGCTAAAGACCAATTAGAGGGTTTTGATAAAGAGGTTTATGAAGCTGGTGTAAAATATCAAAAGCTTGCTGAGCTTGCTCATGGAAATAAGGAGCTGATCTCCCAGCTTTACAAAAAGGAGTTTGATGAAATTGAAGCCATAGGCTTAAAGTTTCAAAAACAAGCTGCAGATAAAACCAAAAAAGAATATGAAGAAAAGCTGAAGGAGTTTGTAAAGTTTAAAAATGAGTTGCAAAATGAAATTGATGTAACAGATTTTAGAAAAGATTTTACTCCGGAGCAAATAGAGGTTGCTAATGAGGGCGATAAATATGAGAGTGCCTGGAAACAATTATATGCTTTCCATGAAGCGAAAGTTATAACTGATGCTCAGTTTGCAGAGATAGAAATTCAACTTCAGGAAAACTTACAAAGTAGGATAGCTGCAGTTAAAAAGAAATGGAATGATAAAACTGAAAAGGAAAAAAAGGACACTATTATTCAATATGCAGAATTAGTATCTGATACTGTTTTTAGTATCATTAGAAATGGTCAACAAGCTCAAAGTCAAGAAACTTTAAATAATATAGAACAGCAAAGAAACGCTGAATTATCAAACAAACGATTAACAGAGGCTCAAAAGCAAACAATAAATGAGAAGTACGAAGCTCAAGCCAGAGCAGAAAGGCTTAGAGCATGGAAAGCTGAAAAAGCAGCAGCTATTGGCCAAGCGATAATAAATGGAGCTTTGGCAGTTGTAAAAGCCTTACCAAATATTCCCTTAGCTGTTTTTGCTGGTGCAGCTGCATTAGCTCAAACTGCGGTAATTGTGGCGCAAAAAGCCCCTAAATTTGCTGGTGGTGGAATGACTAATAAAGACCCAGCAGGTTATGTTTCATCAAGCACCATGTTTAATAATAGTGCGAGTGGGCGTCCGTTTATTGCTGGCGAAGCAGGTAAAGAATGGATTGCTCCAAATTGGATGCTTACCGACCCAAGGTTTAGCGGCATCATAAATAATTTGGAAATGGCTAGGCTGGATAAGCGGAGCTTTGCTTTGGGCGGTTTTAATAGTGAACAAACTTCTAAAACAGAAACGCCAAAATTTAGTCAGTCAAATAAATCTGACAAATTGGATAGGTTAGAAATGATGATGGAAAATTTGATGAAAGTACAACAGGCTGAAATGGAAAAACCAATTGTTTTTTCTCAAAGAGTTTTTGAAGACGAAAGTTCAAAAAGGATTCAAGTTAAAAATGATGCGAGTGGTTAATTTTTTTATACTTTAGGAAAACAAAAACTTAAAAATGGAAGATTCAGTGTTTATTGGGTTAATAGTATTAACCTACTCAATCATACTTTTAGTCAAAGTATGGCAAATTGCCTCAAAAACTTCTAAACAAGTAGAAATATCTTTAGAAATCTTAAGAAGAAGTCAAGCGAAAGACCCTAAAAATGATAATGCTGAAGAAAAGAGGGTTGGATTTGGCTTTGCAAGCGATGATCAACTAATTCAGTATAGCGGGAAGAAATAAAAAGCTCCTATGCGGAGCTTTTTACTTTATATAGTATAATCCATAAAGCTTTCTGCCATTTTACGAACACTCTGGAGTTTATACTCATTATTTAAATGAGCATAACGCTGGGTAGCTTCAATTTTCTTATGGCCTAAAAGTTCTTTTAAGGCTAATATATTACCAATACTTGTCATAAATAAAAATCCAAATGTGTGCCTCCCCATGTGGCTAATTAACCTTTTATTAATTTCAGCTTTGCGGGCCAAACCTTTTAGGGTTTCATTAAACTGAGCCCTATTAGGCAAATCAAAAAAAGTATCTGTAGCTCGTTTTACAATATTTTTTGCTGGGCCCATTAAAGGAATTTGCAACCAAACACCTTTTTTTCTATTCTTATATGGCAAAAAATATAAATAATCATCTGAAGCTTTCCACTGGTTGTTTGCTAAATACAAATCTGATATTCGCAATCCGGTGTAACACTGGAACAAAAATCCCTTTAAAACTCTTGATTCAAGATCAGTTAACACCCCGTTATTTTGTATGATCAATAATCGCCTTAGCTCATCTCTTTCTAAATAATCGGTTTCAGGTATTGGAGTAGGATTTTCGTAAGTAATTGCATCCTCATTTACATAAATCAAAGGTTCTGCAGATGCTAATTTTAAATATGTCTTAGCCACTTTTAAGAATGACCATATTGTTGATTGTTTATACTTTTTCCCAATTTTATATTCTGTATTTCTCAAGTAGATTTCCAAACCATGCATCCACTTCTTATTGATTTTAGGAAACAAAGGCTCTTTATCATATCGCTCTATAGCCCTTAAAACCGACTTTGCATTTTTATAAGTAATTAGATCTATTTCTTTTTTCTGGTACCTCCTTTTTGCCTCATTATCTAAATAAGCCGCAAAGCTTTCTTTCTCATTAAAAAATGAAGTTTGAAGCGTAAACTTTTGAATATCTAAAGTTTCTTTTCTAAGAAGAAAAGCCCTGTTAATTTCATTATGCTTGCTTATTTCTGTGTTAATAAATACAGTATAAGTATTTAAATCAGGGTCGTTTTTAAACCTTGGTAATAATTTACCTTGAATTTGATCAATGAATTTAATAGCCCACCGAAGTTTTAAATTAAACTCACGATGCTTACTATCAATGACTACTTGAAGATAAAGCGAAGCTTCGCCGCTGGCGTTAACAGCTCGCTTATTAAACCATAGTTTACTAGAGAATCGATACATATCCGTTGCCTGTTTCATAGGTTCGGAGTAAGTTCGGAGTAAACCCTACATGATGCGTGTGTGTAATGCTTATTTAAAGCATCCAGTAAAGGGATGTTATTCCCTTTGACTGTTCGTGAGATGCTTATTGTACCCGGCGCCGAACAAAAAAATTGGTTGTAACTCATTAATATATAATGTTTTAAAAAAATGTTCGGAGTAAATCACATCCGCTTTTTTGATTTTATGTACTTTTCCATCATCTCTATGTAGCGATTTTGTAAGTCTTTATTTTCTTCCAAAAGGGTTTCGTATTTCTCCCGCAATTTTATATTAGACCTGTAAAGCTCTCCAGGGTCTTCAACAATATTTACACTATTAGGACCCGATAATTCTTTAAAGAATTTAGAGAAATCTATCTGCAAAGATTTACCTATCGCGATAATGTATTTAACCTCCATTTGATCGCTTTTTAAAATTGAATTAAGCGTTACTCTGGTTATCCCAATTTCACCTGCTATTTGCGTAATGTTTTTAAGCTTTTGCTGATGAACAGCATTAGACACAATATCCCCGACATTGATTTTCATGGTATAAAGGTGTAAATACAAGTGATAAACTTATTTGTCAATTTATTTATCATTATTTATCATTATTTATCATTATTTATCATTTCTTTTCATATACTTGCAATGTGATAAATGTATTTATCACTTTATATACTATTTAAGTACTAGAAATGACACCAGAACAAAAAAGAATTAATACTAAACAAAAGCTCAATGAGGTACTTCCAAAGGGCTTTGTGAAGTCTATTAAAGACTATTTAGAATTAAAAGGCATTACTGTAAGCATTGGAAAAATATCTCAAGTGTGTAATATAAATTTATCAGATTGGGATATTGATGTAATTGAAGCTGGCTTTGAAGTAGCTCGTTTAGAGGAAGAAAGAGAAGAAGAACTTCACATAAAAGTTAAGTCGCTATGATACCTGTAGGGATAAAAGCTGGCGAGACTGAATTCTTTGAATTCGAGAAAAGAATGATTGCTAAACATGAAGGCAATCACATTGAAATTAAAGATTTGCCTACGCCAATCTTAAAAATGGTTGACATGGCCATTGATGATTTGCAGCGTAAAAGTTTAATGAGTTGGGGCTTGTTAGATTTTCACGAGCAAATCAATCAGTTTCTTAAATGTAACGCTTCATCCTATGATTTTACTCCGGATTTAAAGGATGGCAAGTTTCAGAACGAATACTGCAAATGCGTTTTTAGAGGCAAATGCCAATTTGAAGGAAAGCTTTGCAGAGTTATTCATTTAAAAAATGGCACTCATTTAACCATGAGTGAGCTGCGGGTTACCGCATATATCAGAGCTGGCTTTTTTGATAAAGAAATAGCGGCAATGATGGGAATTTCTCCCAACACGCTTAGAGTTCATGAGCAAAATATCAGACTAAAATTAAATGTAGAGCGAAAGGCTCATGTAGCAGTGAAAGCGATTGAATTAGGTATTGCTTAATAAAATCATCATGATAATTGCAAAAGTATCTCCAATTAATGAAGGTAAATTCTTAGTAGAATTTATCACTCCGGAAACGGTAAAAGAGCAGCTTAGTAATGTGTATGTAAACACGATTGCTGAAGCTGAAAGGGTAATGTATTTCAGAAACAGAAATTACATCTCCAGCCATTTAATGAGTTGGCTAAAGCAACGCCAGTACGCATTGGGTTTGCGTGATTACCGAAATCAAATTGCAGATACTGAAGTATTAATTCACCATTTGCAAACCTTTTCTGATGCAAGCTTTCATCAAATACAAAAGTTTGTATTTAACCACGAAGCTCAATTTATGGAGCTTGCTCCTGGTGGTAAAAGCAGCCACTACAATCATTTCGAAAAAGTAATTCTCCCTATACTTCATTTCTGCAGACCAGAAAAAGTGAGGGCGTTTGCTCAAAAATATTAGGCGAGGAAGTCGTGAGCCTGCTTGATGCGTGTATAATTAGGAGTGTTGGTCAATTTGGGAAGGTTCGAATCCTCTCCACTCCGCTAAATAAGTCCTTCGGTATTTGGGTAATCCATCACTCCGCAGGCAGTAACTAAAACTAAATAAACACATGAAAGAGAAATTAATATTACTGGTAGTTTTTATAGCAATCCTAGTGGTTTGCGCCAGTTTTTAAAGAGAAACGATCAATAAACAGAAACTAAAAATCATGGCAAAACTTAAAAACTTAAAAAAGCTTACCGATGCAATTGAAAATCTAAAAGCAATTGCAGAAGAAATGCGTGAAACATTAGAAGAAAAAGAACAATGGTGGGAATACAAATCAGAGAAATGGCAGGAGTCAGAAAACGGGACTGAATGGTCTGATCACTTTACTGAAATAAATGACTTGCTTGATTCAATTGACTACTTAGAATATCCTGAACTATGAAATCAAACTACGCTGTTCAAAAGCAACCAAAGGGCAAAACCTTAACAGATAAGCAGGTTAAGTTTTGGATGATAGTAATCTTTAGCGGATCCTTAATAGCTATGATATTTATGTATTTGGTTTATAACCAGAAGTAAAAAAAGCCTTAACCTTTATACCCTAAAACCTTATGCCCTTCTTCAAAACAGAAGACATTTTTAATGCAAGTAATGGTGGCTTAAACATCATCCTGAACCTATACCCACAGGCTTATGATTGTGTAAGCCAAAAAAATAAAAAATTCAAGCTCAGAGATTCTGATAAAACGGCTTCAGTTGCTTTAAAAGAATTTAATGATGGAGGAATAACCGTTTGGAAAATTAAAGATTTTGGCAATACCGGAACTTTAAAAAACGGAATTGATTGCTGGATGGAAGAAAAGATGGTTGATTTTGCAACAGCCTGTGCCCAATTAGCAGGCATTTACAACGTTGGCCCTCAGGATGAACCCAAATTAACCCATACCGCTGAATATAGCAGGCGCCCTGCTATTGCTGATGAAAAGCCTGGTGATAAAGCCTGGACAATAAGGGTTGATAAAGATGGTAAAATGAGTTTTACCGATTTAGAAATAGAAACCCTGTTTGCTAAAAACGCCTTAGCTTATGCAGGCTGGTATTCTAAAAACAAAGAGAAAAGAGATTCGGCTTACCGAAAGATAAGAAGCGTTTTAGATAAATATCACTTTTACCCGCTGGTAGATTATTCGATAGTAAAAGACCGTAACGTAAATGTGTTTTCCGCATCAGAAAACTATCCTATTTTTTTAATTGACGAAGGTTCTCACCAAAAAATTTACCAACCCTTAAATCCCGAAAAGAAATACCGCTTTATGTACCATGGCGAAAAGCCAGTCCATTTTTTACATGGCTTAGCACAAATAGAGGCCGAGTATGCCAGGCGCAAAAAAAGCCAAATGGAAGAAGGTAGTGAAGACGAGGTAATGAATGATCATGCTGCAGCCGGAGAAGATGACGGTGAGCATTCTGCCGAAGTAAGTAAGGTAAAACTGAAGCTTGATGAAGTTATTATTATGAGTGGCGGCTCTGATGCTATTAACTGCGCTTTGCTAGATTATTGGGTAATATGGAAAAACTCCGAGACGGAAAAAATCACCCTGCAACAATATACTAACCTTACCATCAAGGTTGATAAAATTTACCAACTGAATGATATTGATGTTGCGGGTAAAAAAGCATCGCATGAAATGGCTATGGATTTTTTAGATCTGCGGACTCTTGAATTGCCAGAGCAACTTAAAAAGTACAAAGATATTAGAGGGAATGATTGTAATGATTTTAGAGATTACCTTAAATATTTTGATGCAGATCACTTCAAAAAACTGATAAAAATTGCTTTGCCTTATCGTTTTTGGGATTTAAAACCAAAATACGAAGGCCGTGGTGATAAGAAAATTCGCACAGGCTTTCAGTACGAGTTTAACAATGTGCATGGCTATAATTTTTTGAAAAAGAATGGCTTTTATCAAATTGAAGATGCCGGTGTAAAATCTGGTTTATCCTTTATAGAAATTGATGGCAACATTGTAAAAAGAGTCAAGCATCAGCGTATTAAAAAGTTTCTACACGATTTTTTAACCGAACGAATGATGGATATTGATTTGCAAAATGCGATGTATAAAAGTCCGCAAATCAGCGAAAGCTCTATCTCTAATATAGATATTACCGAAATTGATTTTACCGATAATGACAGAAACTCGCAATTGCTTTTTTTTGCCAACTGTACCGTTTTAGTAAGTGGCGACGAAATTAAAACCTTTAAAAAAGGCGATTTAGAACGCTACACTTGGGATGATGATGTAGTAGAGCATAAATTTGCGTTAACGCCAGAACCTTTTACCATTACCAAAGATGAAGTTGGCGAATATAAGCTGGTGGTTAATCACCAGGAATCGGAGTTTTTAAACTTCCTCATTCAAACCAGCAGAGTACACTGGCGTGATGAGTTAGAAGAACTCATTAAAAGTATTTCCCCAGCAGAGCAAGTAGATTACAAAAAAGTAAACCACTTTAACATTGCCGGTCCATTATTAAGTGACGAGCAAGTGCAAGAGCAAAAGCGCCACCTAATAAATAAAATTTTCACCATTGGCTACCTTATGCACCGGTATAAAGATGGCAGTAAGCCCTGGGCAGTTTTTGCAATGGATAACCGCTTAAATGAAGACGGAAAATCATACGGTGGTAGCGGAAAATCATTACTTTTTAAAAATGCCCTGGCAGAAAATCTGATGTATAAATACCATTATATAAGTGGTAGAAACCCTAAAGTTACCGATAACGATTTCCTGTATGATGGCTTAACAGAGCATCACCGTTATATTTTGGTTGATGATGCCAATGAGTTTCTAAAATTTGATTTCTTCTTTTCAGAGATAACCGGATCTATTAAGGTAAACCCAAAAGGCGGCACTCCATTTACTATTCCGTTTGCTAAGGCGGCCAAGTTTGCCTTTACCAGTAATTTTACGCCCCGCAATTTAGACAGCTCTACAGAGCGTAGGTTATTGTACACCGTTTTTTCAGATTATTTCCACGAGAAAGGCGAAACCACTGACTATTCTGAAACCTGGACGCCTAAAGATGATTTTGGTCGCAGACCATTTGATGACTGGGAAGAAGCCGACTGGAACCAGTTTTATAACACTTTGGCTTATTGCCTTAAATTTTACCTGAGCGCTACAGAAAAAATAGGTCCTGCAATGGGTGCTGTAACTAAGCGTAACCTTTTTGCCATTATGGGTAACAACTTTCATGATTGGGCAATTGCTTACTTCTCTGAAGAAGGAGAAAACGTAAACCGAGCCATCATTAGAGAACACGCCATGAAAGATTATAAAACATCACACCCTGATAAGCTTACGCCACAAGGCTGGTGGGATAAAATACAGGCTTTTTGCAAATACTATGGTTACGTATTTAACCCTTTAGAGCTGAGAGGGAAAAACAACAAGATTATGCAGAAGGTAGCGCAATACGAGTATGATAACCGCACCAACGTTTACAAAGAAATTTCAGAGGCTAAAAAAGTAACCAAAGAGCTGCTTTACATTAAAACCAGTCATGAAATACCAACAGACATTCCGAATGAGCCAGTATTTAAAGTCTTCCAGGCGGATAATGTTGACGATTTAGAAGATAAAATATTTTAACAAACACAAAAACGAAAAATTGAAAATGAAAAAAGAAATTACAGCTGGCTTTATTGCCTTTTGCGTATTAATGGTAGCAGGTTTTTTATTAAACTTTCACCCGCTCACTTTTGTAGTACTCAGTTTTTTTGCAGCTGCACTTTTGGTAAGTAGCACTCCTGTTTTTATAACCAGTAAAGAAATGAGAGAGCGCTATGAGCTGATGGAATGTGATCTGGAGCTGAAAAACAGAGTTATTATTGAAAATGATGCTTTGAGAAATGAGGTGAACAACAATAAAAAAGTAATAGAATTTTACAAAGGGCATGGAAAAGATTTGAACACACTTAACGATCGGTTAATTGAAAAGTATGAATCCCTTAAAACCGAACTGGAAGCGCTACAACCCGATAAAGAAAAAGGGTTGTTTCATAAACAAAAGGTTTTCAAATTGAAAGCTGAGTATTTAGATCAGGAAGGAGATTTGAAATAAGCCATGAAAGCTAAAACACCCTTTACCATCACTTGCCCTAGTTGTAAAAACAAGCAAACTGGTTATATAGAACACGTAAACTTTCCTTTTGGTTTAGATGGGTGGAGGTGTGTAGTTAAAAATTGCAACTGCTTTTTATATAGCAGTGAGCTAACAGAACATTTACAGTTAACAGTATCAGATTTTAAATAATATGACATTGATAGTTCATGATCACGAGCGTGAGGAAATCACAGAATTTACTTGGTGGCGCCAAAGTGATGATAATAAAGAAATGGTTGTAATTGGTTTCACTGGTTACAACTTTGAAGATTTATCTAAACCGCCTCAGCAGGTAAAATTACTTTCTGTTTACACCAATGAAGTGAAAGAAGTACCTATTGATGCCATGAGAAGATTGATAAAAAACAAAAAACTTAAACAAATAACAAGATGAATGAAGGAAAACTAAACGTTTATCATTGGCCAGGGACATTAAATATTAAATTTATAACTATTGTTAAGTAAATATATGAAACCTAAAATTATAGTTTACGTAGGCTTAGCCATTCTCATGTTGATTGTGAGCTTTAGGAGTTGTGAGAAAATTAAGATTATGCATAAGCGCAAACCAGAAGGTGTGCTGCATTCAATTTAACGTTAGAGGCTAGGCTAAGTACGGGAATAGTAGCTGGTCAAGTCCGGAACAAATGCTGATTGAAAAACTTTTGTTGAAAATAACAACAAAAAGCTAAATGGATAATGTCCAGCCCCGAACCAATGCACAACAGAATTACAAATGCTGAAGGTAACTTCCTTCCGCCCGTATTTTACCAAACCTTTTGTTGCCTGCTGTGCTAGGTCAGAGTGCTTGTCTTGTTTGTTAGAATAATGAAGTCTGTTCTATTTTCTTAGGATGGAATGTTCCAATAATTACAAACGGATTTGGTGCTCTAAGGTGGTGTACTCTCGTTGTTCCTAAGAATAAATACAAGTCTTTCGTTTTTGCAAAGTCATCGAAATATTTTTTCTTAACATCTGCACAAGCTTTTGCCTCATCGCCTTCGTGTCGTCTCAAACAATTCCAATATAGTTGTCCAATTTCCCAATCCTCAATCATTAAAGTTCTTTCCTTTTCATCTTCACTTTTAAATTTATACGAAAATTTGTATGGTAGTTTTTTAACTACTTCAAAAGGGTTGTCTGAATTTTTAAAAAGGTCAAGTTGCTGGGCATTTGCTTTGAGTTGAGCTAATTTATCTTTATCCCATTCTCTTTCTGCCTTTTCAATTTCAAAGCTTAATATTTCGGTGGGCTTAAAAACGGCAAGCGAAGTATATTTTTTCGGGTCTTTTGCTTCCGCAATTAAGTCAGTCATGTTGGTGTGTACATTTTTGAGTACAATTTCTTTTCTAAATCTCCAACCATCTTCTGTTCCTAAATGGTCAACAATTGTAAAAGCGGTTTCGATTGCTTTAGGTTTATGGCTTTCTAAACGGAAGTCAGAATTATTTCTTTCAAGGTCAACTTCAACCCAATCATATTTACTGTATTGCTTATCATATTCAAGTTTCCGAAATGGAATTGGGTAAACCCTTATCCAACGCCCATCTTCAAGAAAACCTGCCGTGCAAACAAGTTCGTCATACTTGCTTGAAAGAGTAGGGTATGTTTTAACAGCAATAAGAACTTTGGTCAACGCCATAAACTAAATATGTTTTAATTCATAATTCCATTCAGGTAATGTTATAATTGCTTCCGCTAAATGTTTTCTGTGGCATTGGCAAATATTCGCTTCAAAGCAAGTTAAAGCAATTCTCTTTTTCTCTTTTAATAAGCTTAAAATTTGTTGTTGCTGGCTTGTAGTTTTCTTTAAATTCTGCTTTTTATAAATGTCAAAAAGATTGTCGTAATCGGTCTGTGTTTTTAATTCCTGTCTTTGGTTAGATTGAATACCAACTTCTGGTATATGCAAATATTCAATGTTTAAGCTGGCACAAAAAGTTTTTAATTGTGTTTTTGAAAAACCAAATTTCATGCTTAGGGCATTGTTTCTAACATCCACTAAAACCTTTACATCATTTTTAATCAACCGATTTAAATACTCTTCTAACGAAATTCCTTCGTAGCCAATCGTATAAAGGATTGTATTAGCATTGATTGGTTTTGCTTTTAAAACCTTGCCATATTGTTCTTCATTTAAAATTTCTTTTGCCTTAACGCTATTGATTGCATAATACTGGTAGTTCAAGTAAGTTAATTTCATCAAAGAATTAGTTGTCAACTTACCATAAGTAGTTTTAATGTCAATCAAGATTTTTTTATCCTTTTCGTTTAACGTTTTTACATAGTCAACTGAACCAATTTTTGTAAAACTCGTTTGATCTTCCGATAATTGCCCATGTCCAACCATTGCTGTAAGGTCGGCATTAGCTGAAAATGAATAGCAGCCGTACTTATAAGGAACAAAATCATAATCAGGCTTGGATTGTCTATTTGCAAACAAAAAAAGCAGTTTTTGCAAGGATATTTTAGGCAAATTTCCGTCAAAAGCTTGCATCAGGCCTAATATAATTTTTCGTCTGTAAAACATATTACAAAAGTACGAAAATACTCTTTAAGGTTTCAGCGAAAGGTGAATTTTGTGAGTTAAAGTGATGATTGTTATGCCGAATTTTGTAGGGTGTCAACGCATTGCAGGCAACATAAAAACTTGCCAAGGATGCCCTTATGCGATTTATAAATCGGCATCTTTCGCAAGTTGACTGTTATCGGAACGTTTCGTTTTGCGCCCTTCAGCGTTAACGGAATTTCCGAAAGGTGCCCTAGGAAAAATTTTACCGTTAACTTTCTATATGCTAAATATTTAATTTCTTTTAAATATTTTAGGAAACCATCGCATTGGTAATCTAAAACCTTAATCATTAATTTATGACATCAAAACCTAATGTTCTCAAATGCCTCTTTTGTGGCCATGCAATTGAACCACCTGAAAGTCATGCTTTCCCTATCCCTAAATGTGATAAATGTTTGGATAAGCAACAATTACATTTAAAACAAGAAGAATCCATTGCAGTCAACAATCAAAGAATTTTAGAGTTAGAGAACATTATCCAAAGTTTAAATTGATTTAAAGCTCGCAGCTTTTAATATCCTGGCCAATCGGTCAGGATATTTTTTTTATCCAATGCTCAGGCACTTATAAAGCATGTAAATACAACCTTAATGCTGTGGCCATAAATAAACTTGCCGCTTTAGTTCCTTTTAAATTTTTATCCAGGCGTAATTGTTCCATTATAGAAAAGTAACCCTTAAAACAGCTCTTAAACTTTACCCGTGGGTGTAACAAATCCAACTCCTGGTAGAGACTGATTAAATCAACATAACTCAGATCATCATCTTTCAAAGCGCTTATTAAATGCTTTATTTCTGCCCTGGTATAAGGGAATAAATCGCTAATTAAATCTTCTTCATTCTTTCCCATCATAGAATTGGTTAATAAACAAAATGCCCGGTAGGTCAGCCTAATTATTTCTTTTCAGGCAAACCGCTTTTTTGCCTTCCCTTTAACCCTTTGTTATATTTTAAAATTGTGCCAATTTTATTAACTTGTTAACTGCTTATTAAATTCTAATATGAAAGGCTGATTGTTAAAGGTTTACAAGTTAATAAGTTAATTTAATTTTATTAACTATATAAGAAAGTTAATAAAGTTTATTAACCATAAAACGGGTTAATAAGATGGTTCAGAATGGTTAATGATTGATGAGTTAGTAAATACGGCCTCACTTTACAGAAATGCAGAAATTAACGAGTTAATAAGTTATTGAAAAATTGCATGTAAAAGCAAGCTGCTTTAAAGTGATAAAAAGTGATAAATAAATTTATCACTTTTGCATAGGAATATTTATCTTTAAAGAAAATCGTTCTATGCTTTTGAGTTACAACATTTCAGTAAAAAAAGCTATGCTAAAATACATGGCTCACTATGTAAAAATAGACCCTCATTTTGTTCTTACCGAAAAAAACAGGTTCGGGATATTCCTCATCAACTCTTTACGGCATAAAAAAGAACAGGAAGATTTACCTCACAATTATAGCATCCCCAACACGGTAAAATTAAAAATTGCTATCCCCGAGCATTATGAGCGAAACATGGGATTTATCATTAGCGAACGCCACCAATACCGGTTTAACAATTACCTGTATGAAGAATTTGTTGAAAGGATGATTGAGCGCATCAATGAAAACAATACTGGTGCAAAAGGAGACATTAGAAAAAACCTGCTTTTGTTTAGGGAAAAATATCAGATCAGTGAGGATGAGTTGGGCTACAAAACCATGGAAAAGATTTGGGAGCGTAAAAATAAAACGGTAAAGCTTTGTAAATCAGCGTGAAATAATTACTCACGAAATTGTCGGTAATGTAAAAAATGAATAAAAAACATAAAGTTTATCAAAATTAATCTAAAATTATGATCACTAATTTTCCTGCAAATCCAAAACAAAACTTAGGTGGCCTAAGTAGTTTTCAATTTGTTCCCGCATTCCAGGTTATAACCTTCCCTCAGGTAATTAATAATGCTTTAATCACAGCTTTAACTTTATTTACTGGTAAAACATGGCTTAATGGCTACGCAACACATGAAAGCTTACGATTTAGAGAAACTGTAAAGGATAGTGAGCAGGGAGACGTTTTCGAGCAGTTAATTACAGGCTTTATGCCAGGGGATTCACACGAATTGAAAACGCTAATTGCTGAAATGGAGCAGGTAAAGAAGTTTTTTGTGATTGTTAATGATAGAAGTTTAAAAAAATTAGTTGGTTACCCACTAGAACCTTTAGAATTTAGCGCTGACTTTGACTCTGGCGGACAAAGAAGCGATGCCAAAGGTTACAACTTTAAATTTGCTGGTCGGTCCGTTTTTAGAGCGCCAAAGTATCTGTAAAAACATGTCGTTTATGCGTTTGGATGCTAAGCGCACCTTTGGGATATGTTTAATCATACCCTATCGGCAATATTAAGAGGCGCTTGGCTTATCAGCCAGGAAGCCGCTGAATCCTATCTGCCATTAGTAACTTCGATTTTAACAGGTGCTAACTTTAATCCTCAACTTAATGGCAATGAAACTTTAACAGGAAGCGGAGAAACAGAAGATCCTTACATAATTGATGCTTCTGGTAAAAGAGTAAATGTTTGGTATTACACCAGGGAAAAAGGATTGCATATCAATACCTCATTAATAACCCCCGGAAGTGTGGGAGTTGTTCCATTTATCGGTCCGGTAATGAAATATAACGGCGGTTGTGGCGAACCTGGTATTATTAAAAGAACCGGTTGGGCTGCTGAGCTTGCCAATCATCCAAACATTGTAGCCGTAATCAACTGGATTGATTCTCCTGGTGGGCAAGCTGATGGAACTCCACAATACGCGGATTTTATAAAATCTATTCAAAAACCTACGGTTGCTTTTATCTCTGGCGGAGCTTACAGCGCTGGAGCTTGGGTTGCTAGTGGCCATGATTTAATTTACTGTGCCGATAAACATTGTGGTTTTGGAAGTATTGGCGCTTACACCACCCTAGCCAATTTTGATGGCTACTATGAAAAAGCCGGTATAAAAATTAAAACTGTTTATCCGGATGTAAGTAAGGATAAAAATAAAGGCTACCGAGACATATTTGAAAAAAATGATGATACCCTCATAAAAGAGGATATCGCCAATTTGGCATTATCATTCAGAGAAGCATTTGCAGAAAACCGAGCGGGCAAATTAAAAAACGACAGCTGGAATACTGGCAAAGTTTTCACCGCTCAAGAATCTTTAGAAATAGGCTTAATTGATGGAATTCTATCCTTTCAAGAATTAGTTTCCTCACTACAGAAGGGGCAAATTATAAAAGCAACACCATCGTCACCAATCAACAATCCGAATAATATGAAATTTGAAAATTTAACTGCTCTAGTTGGGGTTGATGCTCCAACAACAGAGAAAATAGATTTAGCTAACGCAGATCTAACTGAAGCGGGAATTACCAAAGTAACCCTGGTAGAAGAAAGTTTTATTACTGAAGCTGCACAGGTAACCACAGATTTAGCTGCTGCAAATGCATCTATTGTAGAATTAACCACTGCAAAAACTACTGCAGAAACTGCATTAGCTACTGCTAATGCTGCGATTGCAACTAACGCAACTACAATTGCTGATTTGTCGGCAAAAGTTGAAGCTTTTGGTAAAAACGCTGGTTCAATACACACTCTAAAGCCTGGCGAAGACACGCCTCCAGGAGATGCGGAAGATACAGCCACTATTCTTGCAGGCTTGGCCCATAATAGAGCTGCTGACAAAACTTTAAACTCTTAAATCCTTAAATCCTAAAAATTAACCTTTAAATTTTAATACACAATGAAACCCTTAAAACTCTTAAACCTTACCCTAAAAACAGTCTTATTGGTTGTTTTAGCATTTACCTTTGGTGCATTTATGGCAACCGCTTGGGGCGCACCTGAATTAGCTATGCCCGTAGGTACTGCATTTGCCTCTTTCACCTTAATCCCAAAGGGAGATTTAAAAGCAACGTTGATGACCATCACCGCAACTGATGTAGTAACAGAATGGGGCGCCTTGTACCGTAACCAGGGGCAGAAGCCAACAGACATTATTGCTAAACTTAGAATGAAAGCCGAGACTGAGGCAATTTTTAAAAGACGCGTAACTACACAAACCATTTTAGAAAAAGTTAGCTCTGAATACTCTAGAGTTTTACAACGTTTTCAAAAAGGATTTACCCCAATTGGCGGCGTTACTTTTAAGCCTCAAAAAATTCAGCTTTATCGCTTAAAAATAGATTCATTAGAAACGCCTGATGATTTATATGAAACTTGGTTAGGCTTTTTAACTGATAACAATTTAGACAGAACCCAATGGCCATTTGCTAAATGGCATGGTATGCAATTGATGGAACAAGCAATTGCAGATTTTGAAAAGTTTGAAATTTGGGGAGGCGTACCCGGAATAATTACACCAGGTACTGCAACTGTAGCTGGAACTAACATTCTAGGAATTAGAAAGCAATTGAATGATAATCACGCTGCGGGTAAAACTTTAACCTTAACCATGGGCGCTGTACCAACAGACCCTCTTTTGTTTGTTAAGTACATGGAAGATATGACCAAGTTAGGTCAATCAGCAAATGAGAGTTTGTTTGAGGAAATAGATCAGTGGAACATGAGTAAGGCTTTAATGAGAAAGTTTAAAGAAGGCATGCGTATTAAGTACAACATGAATTATGCTCAAACCGACTTAGTTACTGTTGTTGACACTGATGTTAAGATTGTTGGATTAAACTCTCATGCCACCTCTACTAAGATTTGGGCAACACCAGCCTGGAACCGTGAGTGCGGTTTAAAAGCTCCGGAAAACCAAAATGTTTTTGAAGTAGAAAAGGTTGACAGAAGCATAAAATTCTATACAGATTTTATGAAAGGTGTTGGTTTCTGGATTCCAGAATACATCTACCAAAATGATGTTGACCTTGTTTAATTAATCAAATTTAAAACCCGCTCCTATCTTAATTGATAGGAGCATTAATAATAATATCATGTCGAAAATAATATTAGTAACAGCAATAATGGCGGCTTTTGAGAAAGCAATAACGTTAGAAGCTGTACAATCTGTGGCATCACAAGCTATTGAAACTTTAAAGGTTTATGAGGCTACTGAATCAGAAAAACAAACGCTGATTGACCGCTTAAATGCTGAAGTATTAGCAAGGGAAGAAAAATTAGAAACTGTAAATGCAGAGTTAGCAACAGCTAATGAAGAACTAGAGGCTTCTAATGAAATAGTTGCTGAATTGAGCGCTAAGCTTAACAAAGCTGAAGAGAATAGAGGCAATCCTAATCTTCAGGTAACTGTAGATAAAAAGGATTACCAAATTGTTGGTAATAAGTTTCAAACCGTTAACGGTGAGTATTCTGCCGAAGATTTAGCAAAAGACGAAACCTTGCTAAAAGAAATGATTACAAAAGGTTCGGGGGCTATTTTACCTCTTTAATTAAATTAATCACCATCTGCTAACGCAGATATAATACTTAAAAAAATGAATGCAGCAAATATAACATGGCCTCAAGGCCGTTACAACCCAGGGGGCGTTTCTCGTGTTCTTTTTGCTTTTGCTGAGGATGTAGCAACATTCCCAACATTAGCTGATCCTGAAACTGCCACAACCTTTGAATCATTGGTTTTATTCGCAGCTCCAATTTTGATGAAAAGTGGTAAATCCTTTAAAGAGATTTATTGCACTTTGGAAGAAGGAGAAGTAAAATCAGAAATGGTAGGCCCTAGAGATGGCAAATCTCGTGAAAACTCTATTGAGATTTCATTCCCCGGTAGTGAAGCAGCTTTCTTAGGCTTTAAAGCAGCTTCTTCAAATCGCCAGATGATATTTGCAGTTTTAGAAAAAAACAGAAAGGTAAGAATTGTTGGATCTTTAAATGATCCTGCATTTTTGGAAACTGATTCTGAAACATCAGGTAAGAAAAATGCTGATGGACGTAAAACAATGTTGATGTTTAAAGCCGCAGGCGCAACATCAGCACCAATTTATCACTTAACTATTGATACCTTATTGGTGCCAGCAGTTTAAAATTTAAACTATGGCTAAGAAAACATTATTACCAGAAGTTGAGGAGCATTACCAGTTAAAGGGGCTTGAAGTTGGCAATTATGAAATTAACGGTTTTGGTACCGTTGATTTTGCAGAAATGACTTTGCCCGAAGCTGATGCTTACTTTGCACTAGAGATGCCTTTTCTAGTGAAAAGAAAGAAAAGTAATGCTTCTGTAGAAAAACCTTAAGATTTGATTTTTTGTTTTTGTTTAAACCCGGTCTCGTGTAGGCTGGGTTTTTTTGTATGTTTGCAATGCTCACAAGATAAAATATGTAATGCTTGCCCAGCTGTGACTTATCTCATAGCAAGGGGCCGGTCGAATAAGCTATGCAAATAAGGCCGATGCAGGCATTACGTGTCTTGTGAGCAATCCCTTGCTTATATGACCCAGTTATCAGACATACAACTTATCCAACGCATTGAGGAAGTTTTTTCTCCTGGTGATGATTGGACAAATTCGGCTCATATACTCACCACTATTCAGTTATCTATTAAACTCAATAAAAAGTTCCCAAACTTATTTAATGATACTGAAAAGCTAAATGCTTTACTTACTCAAATGGCTTTGCCTCAAAAAATTAATGAGCATAATTTAAAAGCATATTGGCTTTTAAATGATTCGGTTTTTTAATGTCGTTTAACGGGCAATTTCCTTTTTGCATCATTGCATTATGGCAATTGCATCCATTACTAATTGGTTAAATTCTAAAGAAAAAAACTATCATAACGGCAGGTTGCTATATGAGCAGTACGGGGAAAGCAAAACTTTACAAACTCTTTTTAAAACAGGATCTACCAACTTCCACTTTAAAAAACTTCTGTTGGCTCTGGAGGATTTAAACAAACTTGCCAATTTAGAACCTAAGCAAATCACTATTCCTGATGTAATTGCAACCACTAAAGAAATTGGGGGCAAATACGGTGTTGATTATGAATCGGCTCCAGAAGCCATTCAAGAAATCATTAAAAATAAAAATGATCATTATGCCAGGGCGAGAAAACTCCATGAAAGTATTAGGATAATGGATAACCAGGAGCATCGATTAGAAGCTGGTTTACAGCTAATAAAACATATGGAATATGTTTACGATGCGTGGAGTGCTATTAATGAATGGAAAGATAACGGCCGAATTAGAGAGCTTGAGAAAGAGGTAACTGAAACAGATGTATCAGAGCTTACCACCTCTCAACTTTATAAAGAGCTTAATAACTTAAAGCCTAATATTTCAAAGGATCGAACTAAACTTAAAAATTTAACCGAACCCAAAAAACAGGCAGATGTTGCAAAACGCCTGCAAGATCGAGAATATCGTTTAAAACTGATCAAAGAAAGGATGGCGAATGAGTCTCTTTAGTATATCAGAAATCAATAAAAATAATACTGCAGATGAAATCAATAAATCAGCTTCATTAGAATTTCCATATAAGGGAAGTTTTGTAAATGGGCGTTCCAAAAAAGAATTGGAAATAAGCATAAATCAACTTAAAAAGGGTTTTTGCAAATTCTTTAGAACTGATGGGGCGTGGTCTAACATAGAAATATTAGAATACTTGCTTAAGCAAACGGGTGAAGCAAATGTTTACTTATGTACCTGGTCAATTTCTGAAGAAGCCATTAGGCGTTTTAACGTTTGGAAAGAAACCGGACAAATCAAAAATCTCTATACAATCATTGATAATGGTTTGAGAAACAGAAAGCCTGAGATTTATCAGAGTGCGGTTGCCATGTTTGAGAATTTAAAATTTACTGCACTACATGCAAAAATCACAATTATAGAAAATGATACCCATAAAATCACTTTGCTAACTTCTGCTAATTACACTAGAAATCCACGAACTGAAGTTGGGATAATTATTTGGGATGATGAGCTTGCCAATGAAAATATAAAATGGATAAAGGAGGCTATCAATGCTAATTGATGATGTAAAACTCAAGGAAATAGAAGATTTTTCTTACCGATATCTAAGGATTAATGAAATTGCTTTGGTCACTGGTGTTGAACTTGATTTATTTAAAGAAGAAGGACACGCTGTTTATATGGCATTTCATAAGGGGCGTTTGATTAGAAAAGCAGAATACAATGAAAAATTGATACAGCTTTCTAATCAGTTATCATCACCAGCAATGGCGCTTGAAAAAGCTTTAGCTGAAGATGTAAAATTAGATGATCTAAAAAAACGATGAAACTTATAGGTAAAGTCTCGCAATACGAAAAGATTGTTGCCTTCATGAAAGATCCTGAAGGGGATGAAACAGGTTTAACCGAACATGATAAAAAAGTTATCATCCGATGGATGGAAGCATTTACCATTATGAGAAATTATAATAGCATGGCTGATGCTGTGGCTATATTAATGAAGCGTTTTCCTGAATTAAGCAGACCAACAGCTTATCGAGATATTGCAAATGCAATCGCTTTAATTGGGGATATTTCAAAAACAACCAAAGAAGGTATTCGTCATTTATCTACAGAAATAGCGAGAGATGCCATTGATATGGCTAGAAATAACAATGATTATGATGCGATGATCAAGGGGGCTAATGCAATAGCAAAAATTAACGGTGTAAACATTTTAGATCCTGATGCCATTAATTTTGAAGCTTTAGAGCCTCACAACTTCCAAATTGTTTTACCTGATGGAGTTTTAGACTTATTAAAATCTATGATAAAAACAGGTAGAGTTGATTTTTCTGATATGGTTGATCACATTGCTGAGGATGCAACTGATGTAACTATTGAAAATGAATAAAGCTGATTCAACTATTATATTAAACCCAATGCAAATATTGGTTGAGATTGCCCCCCAGTCTTACATCATTGTGCAAGTTGGCCGGGGAGGTGGTAAATCCTTTATCATTGGCTTTAAAATTAAAAACGTGGTTTATGATATGCCTCGGTCGAAAAACTTTATTATTAGCGGAACTTATCAGCAAGCCCTTACTAAAACTCTTCCGAGTACCATTAATGCATTAGATAGAATTGGCTTTAAAAAAGACCTTCACTTTTTTGTTGGCAGGTTACCCCCACCCAAATGGAAATGGCCAAAATGTTATGAAGCTCCGGAGGATCCAAAGCATTCAATTTTTTTTTATAACGGAACTGTTTACGATATTTTATCTCAAGACACCAACAGCAGGGGCGCAAATTACGCCAGCGGCGTTGGAGATGAAGCGCAGGACTTAGATCAGCATAAATTTGAATCTCAGGTATTACCTACCATGAGGTTAGAATATGAAAAACTAAAAAACAATAAACACTATCGTAGTTTATTGTTGGCTTGTTCTATGCCGAGAACTCGTAAAGGGGAATGGGTTTTTAATTATGAGGAATTCGCTAAAAAAGAGCCTGATAAATACCTCTTTATTTCTGGACCTTCTGCGATAAACAGACACAACCTCCCACCAGATTGGTTTACTGATCAGAGACGAATATTGATGCCAAGTGAATACGAAGCCGAGATTCTTAACATCAGACCTAAAAAAGTAGTAGGCGGGTTTTATCCCTTTTTTGATGATAAAAAACATACTTATACCGAGTTCAACAATGATTACTTAACAGGATTGCTGGACAATGCTAACGGATATCAGGTAGATACTTTTAGCAATTTAACATCATTACAGGATTCTGATATATTATCCGATCAACCTTTAGAAATCTCAATGGATTACGGGTCGTGGTTCAATGGCATAGTAACCTGTCAGGAATATAACAACATATTCCGCTACCTATCTGCCATCTCCATTGATGAGCACTCACGCTTCGATGAGTTGTTGGAACGCTGGTGCAACTACTACCGCTTCCACAAGTGCAAAACCGTACACTATTGGTATGATCACACCGCCAAAGACCCTGATGCAAGGTCAGAAGAGTATTATATAATAGTTTGCCGAGTATTACGCAACCATGGTTGGACTGTTATTGAACAGTACATTGGTCAACAGCCTGGTCATGATGATAGATATAAGTTCTTTGGCTATGCTCATAAGAATGATCACCCCGAGCTACCAATCTTTGAATACAATAGACATCATTGCAAATACCTTATCATATCCTTAAATGGTGCAGAGATTATACAAGGCAAGAACGGGTATGAAAAGAAGAAGGTCGATGAGAAGAATCACAAGATCGACCAACGAACTACTACTCACTTCTCTGATGCTCATGATACCATCGCCATGGGCAAGTACGCGGACCGTCTTAACGGAAAGGTTAAGATAGCAGGGGCAAGAACCCGCCGATAAATTTCACACTAAATCCTATGAAGCCCCTGCTATAAGGGGCACACCTTGTGCCAAAGTTTGCTCAATTTATGGCAATTTCTTGCGGTATGCGCTATCATATACCGTGTAATGCGAAAACAGGCAATTGCCAAAGTCCGACAGGGCAGGCAGTACTCATCAGAGAGATTTTTGAGACTTGAAAAAAGTCTCAAAAAGCGTAACAAAATAATAACCAGAATATTAAAAAGAAAAAACCTTAAAAATTTGAGATGAAATTTTCTGTAGAAATAATTTACTAATTAGTTGCGAATACGCAACTAAAATAGTATCTTTAAGTATGTTAAATCACTAAATAAGAGCAAATTATGAGCAAGAACAGACAACAGAACGCACCTGCTAAAGTAGCAGAGGTAAACACAGACCATTTAACGGTTACAGGCTTAAGCGTAATAGCAACCGAAGAAGAAACCACCAACACAGAAGATGCAAATTTTCAAGTGATTGAAGAATCTAAAAAGCGCAACATCTTTGAGGTAATCAAATTTGTACAAAACAAAGGGGTGATTTTACAAAAGCTGGAATTGCTAAGCCAAACGGAAAAAAATCTTGACAGCTTTAACCTGGGGAAAGATGGAGTTAAAGACAATTTACAAATTATGGATGGAGAAGGAAACAAGTTTCAAACCTACAATACATCAATAATTGAAAAAGTTATTGATGTGCTAAAGATTGAAATTGGAGACAAAAGAGCAACCGCAGAAAACGAACTTGCTTTAGAACTCTAAAACAAAAGCCCCAAGGCTGCAACCGAGGGGCTTTTTTTAAATTAATTGTTACACTTTTTAAGAGAAAACCAATGTACGAACTTTTTATACAATTGACCGACCAAATTTTTTGGGAAGGTTACGCTGAAAACCTAGCGACAGAAAATCCAAAAGCTTTCAATTTTGAATTAGACTTATTCCTAAATACTTACGGTAATGGCGCATAAACTATATTTTAACGAATTAACACAGCAACACAGTTTTTTTTCAGTAAGGGAAAAAGTATGGCACAATTTAGGTCAGATAGTAGAAGATTATCCCACAAGCGAAGAAGCTTTAAACTTTGCAGGTTTAAATTTTGAAGTAGAGAAGCGAAAACTCTTTACTTATGGAAATGATTTTTTTACCCCTGATGCCGAACTTCAAAATAATTTTGCAACCGTAAGGACCGACACCAACCAAATTTTGGGAGTTGTTGGAAAGGATTACGAGATAGTGCAAAATAAACAAGCCTTTACGTTTTTTGACGCGATTACAGGAACAAACGATGGCGTTTTTTATGAAACCGCAGGAGCTTTAGGATTAGGAGAAAAAATTTTTATTACTGCAAAACTGCCAGATTATATTAAAGTTGGTTCTGATGATTTAATAGAGAAATATATTTTTTTAACTACCAGCCATGATGGAAGCGGAAGCATAACCGCAGCTTTTACCCCTATTAGAATAGTTTGCAATAACACATTAAATGCAGCTTTAGCAAATTGTAGCAACGTTTTTAAAATTAGACATACGCAAAGTGCAACCGAAACTTTAAAACAGGCTCATAAAATAATGGGGATTAGTAACCAGTTAGCCAATGAAATGGAAGATATTTTTAATCACTGGGCGAAAATTCAAATCACAGATAAACAAGTTTTACAGCTGATAGAAAAAGCTTTGGCGCCAAGTAAAGAAGCTTTATTTGCAATTGAAGAAGGCAAAAGAGAATTGCTTTCTACCAGTTTTAAAAACATCACAGAAAATGCTTTTGAATATGCCATGAGTAACGAAACCCAACAAATGACCACCACTAAAGGAACTTTGTTTGGCGCATATAATGCCGTAACCGGATATTTGCAAAATGTAAAATCTTACAAGGATGCTGAAAGTAAATTAAAATCTGTTTTGATGGGTAGTGGATACAATAAAACCCAAGCCGCTTTTAATATTTGTCAAACATTTGCAAAAACTGATGATATAGTATTAAATTAATTTATACCGCTGAACTTTAAAGTTTGGCGGTATGGCTTTTCAAAAAAAATCCTCTTCGGAGAAAAACCGAAGGGGATTTTTTTTGGTTAATTAGGCATGGGATTAAATTCTTTGTTTTAAAAAATCTAAATTCTTTTTAGGTAGTAAGTAGTTGATTTTAATTTTTTCAAAATCTTGAACAGCTTTCGTTACCTCTTTTAATCGTAGGGCGAATTCTTTCATAGATTGGCTACAGTTTTTTAAACTTTGAGTTACTTTTTTTAACTTTTCCATATTAGTTTTTTGAGTTTGGATAATGATTAATCAAAATAATTCTCAATTTTTTCACCAATACTTTGTATCGTATCATTGGTTACAAAACCGTATTTGCTGATCCACTGCCGTGTACTTGAATCCATTTGTAATTCGGCAATTTTTACTCCAGTAACAAAAACAGAAAACAATGAAGTTTTACCTTCATCTATTAATGACGTAACAACTGAAGCTTCAGTATTACCATCACCCAATTCTATTTGGATTTTAAAATTATTTTCGTTTTCTAATTCTTCCATAATTTTTCCTGTTTTACTTCATAATCGGCTTTAATTAATATTTCTTCCATCTTATCTAATGACAATGTTTGTTTTAACCGCAAACGGCGTAAATAAGATTTGCGTGTGCTATCATTTAAACCAATGCTTTCGCATTTTTCTTGATTTAGGCAAAGATTTTCAAAGGCTTCTTTAGTGTTCATCATTAATATTATTTCAATTTTATTTCGGGATAATGGTTTTCAAAATCTAGCAAAAATTCCACCAAATCACCTTGATCAAAAAAAGCTTCAGTATCTTCTTTATGTTTTAGAATTAACTCCATATCGTTATAAGATGCTTTTATTTCAAAATTCCTCCACTTTGCGGGCTTTTGTAATTCGCCATCTTTATTTATAACTTTTTCCCCAATCTTAAACTTCCCGTTGTGTGCAGCTGCATTTCGTAGATGTCTAAAGAATTCATACGTAGGACCGCTTAAGTTTAAGCCATCAATCTTCACAAATGCAGAAATTATTGTCATATATGTTAATATCCAATTAGCAGGTGAGATTCCTCCGGTATCATTTAAATATTCAATAGCAGATTGATTAGGATTAAATTCATAAGTTCTTTGCTTATCTTTTGTTGTAAAGCCTGGTACAAATATTAAAGGAGTAAAGGTTTTATAATTGTAAATTTGTTGTATTACATCATTAGGAAAACCACGACTATCTATATAATCATAGAAATCAACTGGAATACGATATTTACTTTTTGCCTTAATTATGAACCCTCTATTAAATAATTCATTTACACCGAACTGTGTGTAGGCTAAGAGGGTAACCAATTCGTAAAAAAAGTTTTTCTTATCTAACTTATGTATGAATTCTCTCATTTAAATATCTGAACTAAACACCAAATATAATATTTAGTTGCAAATACGCAACTGATTTAACAAATATTTCTTTCTGTCTTTTTTGTTTTCATCTCCCTGTTTTTTGATGTCGTTTATCAAAAAAATTAAGGTGCGGATATTTAAACCGTGATAGCATTTAAAGAAGCAATTCGGGAAATTGATAAACGAGATTTTAGAGACGGTAACGGAAGCTTTGCCCTCGTTTTTATGACTTGTGATGTTAACCGCAAAACTGGCGGCGAATTGATCTCTTTAGTAAACGCTTGCAAATGCGGTTTACCCCCAAACTGCAAAACTCATGATATGCGAGGTATTAAAGACCTGGAAACTGGTAAGAAATACGCTGTGCATAACAGGTTGATTTTTCAATACAATAAACAAGAAATATACTGGGTATGAGCAAATCTGTTATCAAAAGAGGTACGGGAGGCGAACCCCTGTTGGTTTATAGAAGCGGCGCCCAAGCTGTTATTACTGGTGTAAATTCATCAGCTAAAGCTTCTAGCTCTGGAGGAACTTATAAAAGCGGAAAAGCATCTGAAGAAGAAGAACAAGGAAAAAATAAATGGATACTTTGGGGTGCTAGCGATAATTTCCCTAAAGAAATTATACAACTGATCAGAAAGAGTACAGTTGGTAGATCTGCCCTGCATTTATTCACCAAAGCTTTATACGGACAACGTCTTTTTACCTATACAGAGCAATTTGATGAAAAAACCGGACAAGTAAAAATTAAGAAAGTATTCGTTCAAGAATGGCAGGATATTTTAAACCGAAGCAACTTTAATAAAGTCAGGGTTGGACTTTTACAAGATTATGCATTTTTTGGCTGGTGCGTACCTGAGCTCATTTTTAATGGCAATAAGGAAAAGATTTGGTCTATCAATTACCATAAAGTTTCTCATTGCCGCCTTGCTCCTATCGATGAAAAATCAGGCTGTATTCCTTTTGTTTATGTATCAGGGAATTTCCCAGCGGCTAAGGTTAGTGAATGTTTAGAATTACCCGTAATTGATGATCTTCAATTCCCTTCACAGGTAGAAAGCATAAAATCAAACTTAAAAGATTTTAAATATGCTTTCCCTATCCGTTGGCCTGATCCGTTGAATGATTACTACCCTGTAGTTTATTGGGATAGCGCCCGGGCATCAGGATGGTTAGATATTGCCACTTCAATTCCTGCTTACAAAAAGGCTTTATTTAAAAATCAAATGTCGCTGAAGTATGATATCCAAATCCCAATGGAATATTTTAAACTCAGATACGAAAACTGGAACACGCTTTCAGAAGATAAGCAAGACACGCTTATTGATGAATTATATGATGAGATTTTAGATTGCCTGACCGGTGCCGAAAATGCACAAAAAGCATTGATGTCTTTTTACTCTACCGGAAAAGATGGAAAACCCGTTGGCCAATGGGTTATAAAGGTTATTGATGATAAAATGCGTAATGATGCCTATCTGCCGGATGCAGCTGCAGCAAACTCGGAGATTTTATTTTCAATGTTGGTTAACCCTGCAACTACAGGGCAAGGCAACACTGGCGGCACCAGCTCCGGAGGCGCCAACAACGGAGGTTCAAACATTCGTGAATCTTTAGAAGTGATGCGGTCCATGTTAAAAGTTGACCGTGATATCATCTACTCATTTTTTGATTTTATCAAGTTATGCAACGGTTTAGATCCTAATTTAAAACTAGGTGTTGAAGATACCGCCCTGGCAACTCTAGATACTGGAGCATCCATTTTTACTGAAGCAAGCTAAGCCATGAAATTTTTAACCAACATAGCAGAAGTAGGCCAGCATGTAGCCATCAATATGACTAATAGCATCAATGTGCTTAAATCTCATATTGAGAAATCAGAAAATCTTTACATATCAAAATTAATTGGAGGTTTAGAAACTGCTGATTTAACAGCTGCTTATATTGCTGCAAATAGAAATGCCGAAAACATTATTGATGCTGACATCAAAGAGGCTGTTTTAATCTGCCAAAAAATAGCTTCAAACCTTGGTTACCTATCGGCAATACCAATGCTAAATGTGAGCATGGGAAGTACAGGCATTAAGGTTATTCATAATGAAGAATCTAAATCAGCTTTTCAATGGCAGGTTACCGAGGTTAAAGACAGCTTGCAGGAAATTGGCTTTAATAGTATTGAAGATTTGCTTGAGCTTTTAGAAAGCAAACCTTTAGTATTTGATAAATACGCAGCTTCACCAGAATACCAGATTCAAAAACAGTTTTTGATTAAGGCCGCTCACGATTTTAATCAGCACTTTAATATTGGAGGATCCAGGTTTGTTTTTGCAAACATCTGTTACCTGATGAAGCGTATTGAAGACCAAGTGGTAAAGAAAATTTACGGTGTAGATTTCTTCAACATTTTAAAAACCACCATTCCTACAGGTAAAAACTCGATTTTAGTTAATGAATATATTAAGCCTGGCATTGCCATACTTACAGGATCTAAAGCAATTATTGAACGCCAGGTAACTTTCAAAAATGGCGTTGCCCAATTCAATTTTAAAGGAGACTTTGAAAACAACCAGGAGAGCGCAGCTTTAACGAAATTTCAAATTCAGGACATCACCAACCAATTAGATATTGACGGTAATGAATATCTCCAGAGCGGTATTGAATATATCAATAAAAATTTAGCCGACTTCCCGGATTATACCGAACCAGTGATTAAGAAAAGGTTTGGCAAGCCTAACGACAGAACTCAAGGAATTTTTAAACACTAAACCTTTGCTATGACAACTAATGATTTAAAGAATTTTATTCAGCGTGAATTAGGAAACGGATTTGTACAAGGCAATTATTTGGTTTTTGACAATACCGCACCTTTGGATTTTTATGTTTTAAAGAATTTCACATTATGTGAGTTGCTGACTAAAAATACTGAAGACAGCTACACCAAATTGAATTTGTTGGCATTGATCAGACTGCAACTCATAAGAGATGAGTTTGGAGAAGAAATAACGCCAAGCTCTACTTACAGAAACGAAGATTATAACAAATCTAAAAGCAAGGCAACGGCATCTCAGCACATGCTGGGAAATGCAATTGATATGGATGTAGAAAATCATAAAGTGAAAAGATTAGCAAAAATTGCCTTAGACATTAATGATAAAGGTGGCGTTGGGATTTATCCAGGCTTTGTACATATTGATGTTGGACCTTCACGCATTTGGAATGGATAATATGAACTTAATTAAATGGCTAAAACCATCAATGGAAGGGCAAGACGGGAAAGCTTCTGCAAGGGCTTTAACAAATGTTTGGTATGTAATATTAAATACGATCCTGTCAGTCGGGGTGCTTTATTTGGTTACTTGGATCATAAAAGAAAAAGTAACAAACCCGGAAGCGGTAAAAGCTTTGTGGGCTTTAATATGGTTGATAGTAATTTATAACGTAACCATATTATTAATATTCGGAATTGTAACGGTGCAAAATATTAATGAAGGCATTAGGGCTTTTAAAGGAACTGCTGAACCTATTAAGGTAACAGCTACAACTAAGACAGAAACAGAAATTACACAGGTTGAATAATTATGGAAACATTAAATATTAAAGCAAAAGACATTATACAGTACGTGATTTATTTGGTAACGTTTATTGTTTTTATTGTTACAATGGACAATAAAATTGACAAGCTTGGTGAAAAATTGGCGGATATGAAAACTGAAAAGAAAGAACTTACCACCGAGCAAAAACAAGAATTTTCTATTATTAAAACCGAGTTAAAAACTTTAAACGTAACCGCCGAGCTGAACAAGCAAAACATAAGTTTAAATAAGGCGGACATTATCATCATAAATATGAAACTGGATAAACTTTTAAATAAAGAATAATTTAAATAAAATGAAAAACCTTTTTGTAATATTAATTGGATTGCTTTTTTTTAGCAGCTGTGCTCTTTTTAAAAATAAAGAAAAGACCATTGATAATACTGTAACGGAAATTAAGGAGGAAAAAACAGTTGAAGAGTCTGAAATAGACACATCAACTTTTAAAACTTATAGCAAGATTACTTACGGAGGTGTAAGCAATCCGTTTATAACATCTGAAGGAATAAAATTTACTGAGAAACTCAATAGTTTAACCGTATTAAATTTAAACTCCAAGGAACTAGAAAGTACTGTTAAAGATCTAAAAGCAGATTTTAGAGATATGGTTGATGCAGCATCAAAAGGCAAACTGCCAACTATTGAGGAAAAATGGACAGATGAGAAAACAGGGAAATCATCTGCTAAAAAAACAGCAGAACAAAAACAAGAAAATAAAGAGCAAAAGAGAAAGGAAATTGTAACCGATGGAATTATGCAAAGTATTCCCTGGTACGTTTGGTTGGGTGGCTTAATCATCTTAATTTTTATAATACTTGTTAAAAAAACCATCTGATGAAAAAAGTAAGCGGAACCTTTCAGCGATTAGGAAATTTAACCGATTATGAAGTTAGCATTGCCGAAAATTGGGAAGAATTAAATCCGCAACAATACGCCTCTGTACTTCAAATTCTCACCTACGCCAAAGCAGATAAAGACACTGTATTTGTTTCCCTTATTTCATTATTGTTTGAGCAAAAGAACTTTCATATTCTTACCTATTTTGATGATGAGCAGCTTTATGCATTGATGCCATTAATTGATTTTATATTAAACACCAGACCACCGGTGATTAATAAATTTCCGAAACTTAAAATCAATAAAAAAGAATGTATTGCCCCAAATGATGATTTAAGTAATATTTGTTTTGGCGAATGGTGTTTTGCTTATCAGTTTTACCAATTGTATTACGAGTTTAAGGATGATAAATACTTAAACATGCTCATCGCTACGCTGTATCGGGTTGCTGATCCTAAACAAAATGAAAATAATTTGAATTACACGGGAGATTTGAGATACATTTTCAATGAAAACTTACTTTATAAACACGCCTTTGACGTTGCTTCAATTCCATCACCCTATAAAACTGCTGTAATAACCTGGTTTTCATCTGCATTACTTTCTGTAATGGATGCCAGGCAACGCGTTTTTCCTAAAGCAATTAAAACCCCCGAAGAAGCTGAAACTGCTCCAGAGAAAGAAACAGAAGAAACAAAAGGAAATATTACCGACTGGATGACTGTTTTTAGAGAATTACTAGGTCCAAAGTGGGGAACTACAGAGCAATTAAAATATACCAATGCTATGTTTGTGCTTGATGGTTTAGAAGAGCAACACATCGCTTTTGAAGAAGCAAAAGCTAATAGTAGAGTTTAAAATCTACTGTCGTTTATTGGCATTTTTGATTCTTCGATATTCGGACAATGGATATCGAAGAATTTGTAAATCGGTTTGAATTTTACGCTCAGCAAAATAAAAACCTACGCCATATTCCTAATGATGAAAGAAATACTGCTTTCCTGAATTTTGATTTTGAGGATATTCATGCAGCTCTTAAAAATGGTTTAAAATTTCCATGCCTTTTTTTACAAACCCCTTCATTTTCTAAAGCTGGTGAAAGCGATAGTAAATACGAAGAGGTGGAAAGTGCATTTATGGTTTTAATGCCAAAAGACAATTTATCTAAAGCGGTAATTACACACCAATGCAAAACCATTGCCGACCAAATTTATAACCGCATTAACACTGATGCCCCTACCCTTTTTGGAAGCCAGATCACTAAAACAGATGAAGGGATTATAGGACCGTTAACTGATGGCTTATTTGGATGGGTTGTTACTTTTAATTTAGACCAAGGCTATGATGCCGAAGTTAAAGCAACAGACTGGGAGGACTTGAGCTAATGGCAATAACCACTATCCTCATCCCAGCAACCATCAATTTCTCTAAAAATTTTATTCCGGTAAAATTTCAGAGTGATAGTTATTTAGATGGCTTAGGTTTTGAAAAAGAAAACTACCGCATTTATGTAGAGCTTTGGGTGCAGAATGCTGCCAACACTACCTTTGAATTAATTAATACACAAAACCTTCCTTTAATTTTTGCATCTGCAGGGCAAGCCCAAACAGATTTAAAAGATACGCTACATGCAATTTTAGAAGATGCCGGGCCTGATTATATGGACGTTGCCGATACCTCCTTTTTATCCGTAAAAAAATCAGTAAGGAAATTTTATTTAAAATACGCCGAGAGTGTTGATGGTGTAGTTGCCGCTTTAACTCAAACCGTAGATTTTACAGTTGCTTATGGCGGGTTAAGCTATCAAAGCTCTTTTTCCTCTAATTTATTATTGGCCATTCAGCCTGATGCTGGCGATGCTACAAAAGACAGATTTTTGCGCCAGGGTAATGGCACACAATTTACCCGCACCAATCAGCCTCAATTTTTATACTTTTTAAATACCAGGGCCACAGCAAATGCAAGCTTAAAAGCTAAGTTTTATTTTACCGATAACAGCACTCCGCTAATATTAACTCCATGCTCCGGCAGCTTAACCGCTTTAAGCAAATTTGCGTTTAATGTAAAGTTTGATCAGATCATCACAAGCGTACAGCTTGCCGGTAAAACCTGCCAAAAGTATGAGGTATGGTTAGAAAATACTGCAGCTGCTAAAATATCAGAAACCCGCACTTTCTTTTTAGATTACCAATTAAAAGAATATGTAAGGTACTTTACTTATTGGAACAGCTGGGGAGCGGTGAATACTTTGCTGACTTATGGCAAGGCGAGTTCCAAAATTGAAATCATACAATCAGAAGCGCAACGGATTAGGAAAGCCGGTGATGACATAAAGAAAGGCGACAGGCTAAATTTTGATATTTCTTTAAATAATGATTTTAGTTGTGCCACAGGTTTTGTTAGCCGTAGGGAAATAGCTTTTAACAGAGATTTCTACCTCTCTCCTTTTAAGTTTAGATACACCGGTGGCAAGTTGTTGCCAATTTCCGTAACCTCAAAGAATATTGCTGAGGTTAATGATGGTAACGGCCTATACGCCCAAAATTTTGATTATAAATATTTATTTGATGATGACTGCTACACCGAGGGCGATTTGGAAGATGGTGTTGGTATCGACGGTTTTTTTTTTAATCTAAATCCCGCCAATCCAACACAAGGTTTTTCTGAAACAGATCCAACGGTACCGGGTTGGGTGAAAAGCATTTCTTTAGCAGATATTGCCAACTGGAATGCTGGCACTGGTGCCGGCGGTACAGCTAATTGGGGCCAAATATCTGGTGCGATAATAAATCAAACTGATTTAATAAATTATTTAAACGGCAATTTTTATTCTAAATCAGAAATCAATAATTATTTTGGAGGTGTCACATCAATAACCGGTTATAATAAAACTAATTGGGATAATGCCTTTGGATGGGGAAATCATGCAGGCATCTATAAAGCCATTAGCTACACTCCATCAAATGCTGAGGTAATTTCTGCTTTGGGCTTTACACCCATTTCAGGCATAAATAACGGAATGGTAATTTCCGCTTTGGGTTATACTCCTTATAATGCAAGCAATCCTTCACAATATATTAATGCATCGTCTGACGCTTTTATTAAAAACCAAAACACTTTCCAAAGCGGAGCTGTGCTACATGTTAAAGGAGGTAATTTTGCAGAATATTTAACCATTCCTACCGTACTAAGTAATGATCCTGGCACCAACAACAAACCGCAACTTTATTATGATGCCGCTGGTTTAGGTGGTTCAGCAATTCCGGCTGTTTTTAACTTAGGAAATTTAGCAAATGTTAACGTTACAGGGGTTGCGGATGATGACGTCATGTACTACCATGCCCTTTCAAACACCTATAAATTTAAAGCCGCTACTTTTGGCGGAACGCCTGTTGACGCGTACACCAAAGCGGAAACAAACAACCATTTTGCTGGTTTAGTTGCGATTACTGGATATAATAAAGCGAATTGGGATAATGCTTTTTCGTATGGAAATCATGCGGGATTGTATTCTGTTTTGACTCACACTCACACTTATGCAAGCCTAACAAGCAAACCAACAACTATTGCGGGGCATGGCATAACTGATTTTAACTCTTTAGGTGATGCGAGGTTTCAACCTTTAGAAAATCAAAGGTTGAGAACGACTGATGTTGTTTCTTTTAGTTCAATATCAAGTGAAGGGGATTTTACAATTTCAAATAACCATTCAGGAAACGCTGCAACTTGGTATGGAAGAACTGGCGTAAGAAATGCAGGAAATAATAGAAGTGTATTTTTAGGTACTTACTCAAATAATGCAGTAGTTGGCGCACATAATAACGCTTTAAATGCTTGGGCTGATTTATACATAAATACCGTTAACGGCTTTGACGGAGGCAATGTTTATTTACCGTCAGGCGTATTTTTGGGAGGTAACGCAGTTGTTTCTAACAATGGCGGCACTTGGGGAATTGGTATTAGCGGAAACGCTGCAAGTGCTACAAATTGGGGAGGTAGATCAGCTAACCTAAATGTTTTTCAAAATGGTTCAGATTCTTCATTTTTAACAGTAAATCCAGTAGGCGGCGGAGTAAATATATCTAATATTGGTCATGTTCAAGGAATGTTAGGTTTAGGTTCAGCAGCTTATCAGTCAGACGCTAAATACTTTCAATACGCTACTTTTACAGCGGATGCAAATACATTAGCAGGGAATAGAAGTGCTTTTACTTATGCACTTGGCGCACCTTATGTTGGACCAGTAGCTCACTTTGATGCAAGCGGTTACGGATTACAATTAAATGCTAATTACGGAGGCGGCAATGCAATTTCATTTAGAACTAAAAATGGCGACACTGGAATTTGGAATACTTGGAAAAGATTAATTACAACTGATGAAGTATCACAGGGAGCAACTGGAAACACAATAGCTCAAAGAACAGTTGATGGAGATATATCTTCTCGCTACTCATTTAGTTCTTATGTAAATACAACTGATAATGTTGAAACAGGTGGATTAACTTATTTGATTGGCAAGTTTGGAGATAATTATCACCGTTCTGCTACGGCAAATAAGGTACAAACTTTTTTAGGATTAGGCTCTAATGCTTATACATCTAATGCCTTTGCATCAATAAACGGAAATACAGGAGTTTCTTTTGGGGCATTTGAATTTAGTTATACAAGCACACAATTTAACCCGGCATTAGCGCCGAGATTAGGACTAAACCCAATGTCCGTTAAAATGTGGAACAACTATTTTAATGGAACGGGGCTTGGTTCGGATTACGGAACTGTTATGGATTATTACAGTTTAGGCAGCCACGTAAACACACAAGTTTATTTTGATGCAAGCGGAGGTTCTTGGTACAGAACATCACCATATAATGCAGGGTGGCAAGGGTGGCAACAATATATAACAAGCGCAAATCTCAATTCCTTTTTTGGTTCAGCGGCCTTTTTAAACGCATCACAAGCAGCAACGGCTAATTCAATAGTTCAAAGAACTGTGAACGGCGATATTGAAGCAAGAGAAGTGATTCTTAATGTAGGAGTTCAATCCTTTACTCCTTCTTCAATAGTGGCTATTTTTCCAACAACAAACCAGGCTGTAAAAGTAAATGCCTCAGGAGTTCAAGCCTTTTTAGGAATGCCAACCGGAGGCGATACTTTACAAAGTGTTACTAATAGGGGAAGTACAACGTCTAATAATATGTTGTTAGAGGGAAATAATAAAAATTTCAGGATAAATTCTACGTCGGGCTTATACTCTTACTTACAGTTAACCGCAGGAACTTTTAACAGTTATTTTATTCAAAACGCAAACGGAAATAACGCAAACGGTGTCAGTTCCGGGGCTACATATATATATATGGAAAATGGTCAGAATTTTGAATTTAGTTGGTTGACTGTTACAAAAGCTTCAATAAATAGTTTAGGCAATGCAGCTTTTGCTGGAACGGTTACAGCAAATGGAAATATAAGCACATCAGGCAATATGCTTGGTTTTAATGTAGCTGATAACTTTGTAAGTTCTGGAACGTCAATTCCATATTACGGTTTAGGAAATATTGGAGGTGTAGCAACGACTTTATCAGGCTATTACGGAGTAAAACTATTTACAGCCGGAGTTGAAAGACTTCATATATCGCTTGACGGCAATGCTAATTTTAGTCAATTATTAAAGCTAAATAAAGCTAGTAGCGGAACGCACGCATACCATGAATTAAATAGAGTGGGAAACACAGAAAATATGTTTGTTTGGCAGGATTCTGGAATAGCTAAATGGTATTTGGGGCAAAGAGTAATCAATGGAGGTACAGGATTTCAATTATACAACGTTACGCAAGCAGCAAATCACGTTAATTTTTATGCAAGCGGAAATACGGCTTTTGGGTATTCTGACGCCGCGGATAATGGACATAAACTTTCAGTAGGTGGAACTGGATATTTTAGCAACTACATACAAACCACAAGAGTAGTAAACACAAACGCCGTATCTGACAACATAGAATTTGGAATGTACTTTAACAGTAGTCAAACAACTGATTATGCTGTTTTTAGAGAAGCAGGTGGTTGGGGACATCCTTATCCTGATTTAAGAATAGCTTTTCACACAGGAATAAAGATAGGCGGTTATTTTGGTTATGGCGGAACCAGGTTTTATAATAACTCGGATATGGCTACACAGCTTTTTAGTGTTGGTGATGGAGATCAACACGTAAGAGTAAATAATGACTTATATGTAAGTGGAGCAATAACCGCCCCAACAATTAAAGCAACATCATCTTTACAAATTCCAGTAAAACCGGGCGGCGTTGCTAATGGTCAAACCGTTGAACTTTATTATCAACCATAATAATGGGAGCGCCTGCAACTGCATATCTAAACAATGGTGCCGCATCATTACCAATTCATAACGTTGGAGTGGTAAAACATGATGCTTTATTAGCTTTAAAGCTTGCAGCATACGGAGCAAACATTAAAGCGTTATTCTATTTAGATGGACTTTTAGTTGTTAAAGACGGAGCAAATGAAGGCTTTGCAGGTTGTGCATCCCCTTTTTCATATAATATTAATCATCATAATACCTCACGTTTTAGCAAGCACAGAATTAATGCTTCAGGCGAAAAAGTTGTTTTTAACGATGGAGGATTAAACACAATGGGCGACACTTCAAATATTAGCGTTGTATTTCCTCCCGATGATGAATTTAACGCCACATTAACAGCCAATTTTCTTTCTGCTTTTTATGATGCCTCAACAACTCATGGATATGCAGTTAGACACAGTAGATATGACAGTTTAGGAGCTTTAGTTGATACAAATGATAATCATGTTAATTCCGGCAGTTTGGCAGCTGGTGCATCGGCTAATCTTAGCGTTCCGCTTTCATTTGGTTCACTTGCGTGGGCAACTGAAATTCATATTTACAGAAGCTTTATCACCAATCCTGAAGGAACGTATTATTCACCTCAACAAATTCAAGTAACCAGGCAATTAGTAAACGCACAATTAAATCAGAATGCCTCCGGTATTTATGCCACAAGTGATAGACCGTTATTGGCAAGTTATATTTATCAATTTGATTATTACGATGATTTTGATCTTGCTTCGGGA